GGGAAGCTGCCGACGCACCACTGACTGAAGATGAGAGGTGGCTAAAAGATGGCAAACGGAGATGATGACGGCAAGGGATTCATTCGTTTGCCAGCTGCGGTATTCGCAGTCATGATGACGATTGGATTTTCTGTCACGGCAGCATACGTCAGTGACACACTGTCCACGATGAGGTCTAGAGTCGCACAGCTGGAGAATACAATCCATGATCTGGAGGCTGAGTGGAAGGCTGAAGAGAAGCGCTGTGAAGGGATTCGCGAGCGACAAAATGAGCGACTGCTGAAGCTGGAAGTCCTGATAAAGTCTCTACACAGAGACGAAGCACACCTGCTGAAGTGAGGCTGTGATGAAATACTCGAAATTGTTTGATGAATTATTTTGGATGGCGCTGTGGGTGATCTGTATCCTGCTCATGGTCATCTCGATGACCGCGATGGCGAGAGCAGGCGAAGCAAAAGTTTCATGGTCTGCTCCGACGCAGCGTGTTGACGGATCTGCACTTGACAATCTCGCGGGCTATCGCGTGCTCTGGGGAACTGCGCCGCGCAATTACACCGCAGAGACTTTGATCAACGATCCAAGCACTCTCACCTACACCATCTTGGAACTTCCCCCGGGCACACATTACTTCGCAGTCACTGCGTTTGATGCTGATGGGCTTGAGAGCGCATACAGCGCCGAAGTCTCCAAGACAATCGTCCAATCTCCACCGTTGCCCCCGGGCGATGTGATTGTGCTGGACGAAGAGCGAGTTGCTTACACGCTTGAAAGGACAGTTGATCGTATTGCGTTGGTGCCTGTTGGAATTGTTCCTCCGGGAACGGAATGCGACACCAGCCAATTTGTGCGCGACTCCAACGGCATCCAAGCCAACGTTGTGCCGAAGTCTGCTGTTGTCTGGGCTGGTACGGTACGAACGGAAGTTGCGCTTGCTGATTGTGGATGAAAAAGGCACTACGCAAATTGTGGGCTATGATCGCCCTGTGGTGGACTGGACCTAAATCGCTGAAACGATTTATCGCTGAGGACTTTGATATGAGTAATGTGAGACTGACTTGGAAGCTGCCTGTGCCGTCTAACCGGCAGCGCCCGATTGCCCATGTACAGATCGAGGCACGCGTGTCGGAAGATCTGCCGTGGACCGAGATTGCGATTGTGGATGCGCCCGCAACCGAGTTGCTGGTGGAAGATGTTGCCCCGGGTGACTGGTTCTATCGCGGGACTGTTGTGGATACGGACGGGAATGTGTCTGAGCCTGCGTTTGCTTCTGCGACACTGGATTATGACGCGCCGACTGGGCTGGCTGAATTCGCAGCTGCTGTAGAGTAGAATGAATTTGTGCGGGGTGGCCGAAGGATGGGCACGAGGTTACCAGACAAAACACAAAGTGGGTCGGTGCGCCGTCCACTGGTGCTGGATAATTCCCTTCCATCCAACAAGTGCGTCCATAGTTTGCCTTTTCACAATGGCGGGCCTGCACGATTTTATTGGTTTGAGCTGGATTGCTGGCCGCAGCTAGTCGGCGCAGAAGAGTGGACGTACAAAGCGCGCAATTTGAGGTGAGTTATGGCTGCATTCGGGGATTATCTTTTTGACTTCGGGCTGAATGAGCTAGACGTTCGTGGAACGCGAATGGACTTGTGCTCTTCGCTGCCGACAACCTACGCAGCAGCAACCAGCACATACACACTCGGCAACAAGACTGGCCTGTCTATTCCTGCCCCAGCAGATCGCACTGGTGGTGGTCGTGAGGTTACGATTCCTGCGGTCACAGATGGTGTTATTACCGGAACTGGCACGGCGTCATACTACGCAATTACAGACCCAACAAACTCTCGCTTGCTTGCGGCGGGGAGCTTGCAATCTGGCGTCAGTCTGAGCGGCTCTGGTACGTGGACCAGTCCTTCCTTCAAGATCGGCATTCCTGATCCAGCATGAGCAGCGTAACTAAGACATTCACCTTCACCAGCAGCGCTGAAGGTTGGACTTATGTAGCTGGCGGCAACGGAGTCTATTCGTGGGCGAATGGACGCCTTGAAATCAGTAACTCTGGCAGGAACAAATTCGAGTCCAGCGGATACTGGTACATCAACACGACTTGGCAAGCGTTGGGAGTTCCTGCCGGGACAACAGTAACAGGTGTCTCCGCTGCGAGCTTCAACGGTACGGTCATCGCTTGGGATACTGGCGATTACATTTACCCATACAACTTCAGCGTAAACAGCGGCACAGAACATAACTTTATCAGCTCGCAACCTTACTTCACCTATCTTGGTGAGTCGCGGCTGATCTCAAACGAAAACACGCTCACAGGACTTTCCGACAGCGCGAGCACTGCTGTTACGATAAGGCTCGCAACATACTTAGACAATGGCAACTCTGGCGGCGCTGTAACTGGATTTGCGCTTGACAACATCAGCCTGACGATTGAGTATACTGGCGGACCTGTTGAGGTTGTTCCACTCGGCATTACTGCTGGTGCCCCTGTTCTGGATTCACCTGCCGTCAGCGTGTCGGCTGCAGATGTTTCACTGGAAGCGTATCGCTGGCGAAACGATGACGGCAGCGAGTCTACTGCGACATGGATGGCTGACCTTAATGCCGCAGCATCCATCAACATCAGCAGCGGCAACGTCGCAGCCCGTCTGCGTTTCCTGCTGGAAGAGCTGAATGGTGTATCGGCAAATTATGAGGTGGCGCTGAAGTACCAGCTGAATTCCGGGAGCCTGACAGAAGTTGGTGCAGCCTCAAGCGTCATCCGTTATTTTGACAGCAGCAATCTCACGCACGGCGACGATACCACTCAGCAGCTCGGCACAGGGACTTTCATCACTGACAATGATGGTGTGATGGAAGGGGATGCAGCCGCCAGTGCGCTGAACGCGACACCATACAAAACAAAAGCAATCACATATCTTGCTTCGTTCTATCTTGATGGGACGCGACTCTATTACAAAGCGTGGGACGGGAATCCGTGGATTCATTACACCCTTGCTACTGCGTGGGACATTGAGAGCACAGAATCATACGTCTCATACTATGATCCGGGATACGTTTCCCACTCACTTACGTTCAAGCCTGACGGCACCAAGTGTTTCTTCGTTGACCAAACAAACAACCTCATCAAAGAGTACACGCTGAGCACTGCATGGGACATCAGCACAGCAGCCTTCTCAACATCATTTTCCCGTTCTGCAATATCCATGGCGTGGGGTCCGGACGGAACTGAGCTGTACTTCCTGAAGGCTGGATGGCTCTATCTCTACAGCGGCGGCACTGCCTACAGTTTGTCGTCGATGTCTTATGATGGCGCTATCGACCTCACAGCGCAGCTTGGAACTGATGAAGGTAGCATGTCATTTAACAGCGACGGAACGAAGCTGATCATTACATCCTCGCGCAATCTGTATGAGTGGGACTTGTCAACGCCTTATGACGTCAGCTCTCGCACCTACGTCGGATCACTCCAGCTGTATGTTGCTGACTACGATTGTTACTGCACGATCTGGAACGATTATGGCCTGTACTTCGCGGCATATAGCGGCGAAACACTCTATCAGTATCAGGTTCCCACCAGCCTGCTCGCGCCCACGATCAGCTTTGCTGGATCGGATGAGGCTGAAATCGAGGCAGCATTGGAGTTTGTTGCGAACGATTTGCTGAATGGGGATGTGGTGAAGCTATATGTGGGCGACTTCGCAACGCCATACGCAACCGCCAACATAACTGAAGCAGCAGGCATGGTGATTACATTTAGAGGATTCGGCGCATGACGACATTCGCCCGGGGAAACTTTACGCAGCTGTGGCTGAAGCTGACGAGCGACGAACCACTTGGCGTTCTGGACACGGACTATCTTGAGGACTATTTCGGCAACGATGGCTTCATCACACTATACCATGTCGGCACAGAAACCAACTACCAAGTCTCCATGCTGCCGGTTCCCGGGGATACTCCGGGCGTGGACAATGATGTGTTCTCTGGCGTCTACTCTCCGCTCAGCACTTTACCGAACGGAGCATATGAGTTGCGGTTCCGGTGTCGGGATCCATACGGCAACTATACCATCAGCAACAGCGTGCTGAATCCTTTCGGGGATGAGCGTGTGCTGGCATTGATGCTGACTCTGGTGACGTCTGAGAATCCTTATGTTGTCGGCATCGGCGTGGTGGCGCGTCTCGGGTTTCAGATTAATGTCGGCAGGAATCTTGCCATTGGGGTTAATGCTCGCCGCAGGGGAATTGAGCTATGAGAATTGAGAACGTTTTCTATGTCGGTGAGTACGGTTTCTATTTCAACATGGTCACCGGCATCGACATGACTGGGCTGCTGGACTCGGATGTGAGGGCTGCTTGGTTGCGGCCTGACGGGACCGCGCCCATCCCGCAGCCTAGCATTCCCAACGGGGATCGGGTTGACATCGAGACAGGCTCAGTCAATATCGTCGTGCCGCAGGGGCTGTTCACTCAGGAAGGCATGTACATACTTCAGGTTGTAGTAAAATTGGTTGGGGGAATCGTAGCATCCCGGCACATTGAGTTTCTGGTGACGACTGGTGCTGTGAGTGACATTGGGAGTGTATTCGCGTGAAGCGAGAAAGCGAGAAGCTGGTGGCGTGTGGCTACCCCGGGTGCCGTAACACGTTCACAATTGATCCGCGTAAGGGAGAGCCATACGCGCCATACTGCGGCCATCACGTAACAAAGATGGCCAAATCCATTCGACATCTCTTGCGCAAGAGGAAAATACACCATGGCTAACTTCAAGACGATCTATGAAGTGCCGCGTGGACTCCGGAGCATCAACGGCGTGAAGCTGACACTCGATCAGATCAACAGCATGCTCGCAGAAGTACAATCAGCGGCCAAACCGGACGGCAGTGACTTCGCCCATTTCATGGGGAAGGCAAAGCAGCATTTCAAGGACACCCACCACATCGTGGACGGGCACTGGGTAGTGGGAGGTGAGGCATGAGCATCTTGATTAATGGCGCTGGCGCCAGCGCAGCTGATCCTATTCTTGACGGACTCCGGATCAAGCTCGCAGTCGCAGCCTCCACGCTGGACGTGGCGACGGTCAATGACGTGTTCGTTGATCAGGGTTCAGGCTTCCCCGGGACGAACAGCGTAAAGTCTAGCCTGTCGCCTGCTGCGACGGTTGTCACTGCGGGTGTCGCGGGATCGTACAACGACACCACAGACATCCTCACCATCAGCAGCACGACTGGGCTGACGGCTGGTGATCCGATTTACCTGTCGCATGCCGGTATCACTGACGGCATCTACCTGATCGCATCTGTGGCGAGCGGCACGACGCTGACGATTGTGAACGATCCGTTCGCAGGTGCCGGGAACAAGACCGACATCAGCTATCAGGTCGGCTGGGCATACACGCAAGACGCCGGGACTTCCCCGGTTGTCAGTTCTGCGGGTGGCCAGATCAATTACTTCAAGGCTGATCTGGAAGATTCCAACACACAGAACACGCAGAGCAGCGATACGTTCTATGTGCGGGATGCACCTAGCGGCGCAGACTACATCGCACTCGACAGCAACCCGTATACCGGGAGTGTGTTCACTGACACGTCGCTGACGCTGGCGATTCTCTCGGCATGGGCGAACAACGGCGGCATCGCTTCTGTGGAGCTGGTCAATCACTCAGTACAGGCGACCAACAACTTCACATGGACGAGTGGTGGTGGTACTGCGGAGCGTTCGTTTGCGAATGCTGAGTCCAGCGGGCTCACCATGACGAGTGGCGACGGCATGAAGTATGGCGCGTTGCGGTTCCGGAGCTTGACTGGCTCTGCGAACTACATCGATGTGGACATCTCGGCTGAGCTGGATACGTCTGGCCCGACTGTCGTGTTTGTCGCTTTCGGTGCGTGATGATATGGGGCTGGCGTGTAAAAGCGCCAGCCCCAACTTCAAGGGAGATACGCGATGAGCTTTAGCAAAAATGCATTAGGGGTCATCAAGCAACTCGCGCCGACTATTGCGACGGCACTGGGTGGTCCGTTTGCTGGCCTAGCACTGAATGTGCTGGCTGAGAAGATCGGGCTGGACCCGGACAAGGTTGAAGCTGCTGTGCTGGGCGGTGACCCGGATCTGCTCATGAAGGTGAAAGAATCAGAGCACGACTTCAAGCTGAAAATGAAAGAGCTGGGGCTGCGCGAGGAAGAGCTGCACCAGAAGGACCGCGCAGATGCCCGGGCGCTGGCGATTGCGAAGGGAATGGTGCCGCAGGTTACTTTGTCGGTTGTGTTTGTGGTCGGGTATTTCCTGATTCTTGCGCAGCTGATTACCGGGAACTGGATGCCGCCTGAGGGTGCTGGTGAGTTGCTGGCTGGCTTGGTTGGTGTCTTGACCGCAGGCGTGATCAAGGTCATGGACTTCTGGTTTGGTTCCAGCGCCGGCAGCAAAGCCAAGACCGAAGCAATGGCTGCTGGTATGATGTGATGTTTCGTTTCGGTAACACCAGCCTCATGCGTCTCGCGACTGCTGACACAAGGTTGCAGATCCTCGCACAAGCCGTCATGGACAAACAGCTGATGGACTTTTCCGTCACACAAGGCCACCGCAGCAAGGAAGAGCAAGATGCTGCCTTCGCTCTCGGGGCGAGCAAGGTTGAGTGGCCGAAGTCGAAACACAATTCTGTTCCCGCCAACGCTGTAGACCTAGTTCCATATCCCATACGATGGGGCAACCCGGGCGACCCCCACCGGGTAAAAGCAATTGGAAACTTCTACAGGTTGGCGGGAATAGTTCTGGCGACTGCGCGTGAGCTCAATATCCCGGTGCGTTGGGGCGGGGATTGGGACATGGATGGCGATGTGTATGACCAAGACTTCGATGACCTGCCACATTTCGAGCTGGTGGACCGAAGAGTTGACCCTTGAATGTGTCTAGATCCATGCCTAAAATCGCAGGCACAACGAACGTGTTGAGACCTATCCACCCCTACAGGGTCCGTCGCAGCGTCCCGGAGAAAGGCTATGCTGTAAATTGTAGGGGCTAGGGGTAGGGGTAGGGGTAGGGGCTAGGGATGGATCGGTAATATTAAGGGAAAAAACATGATGCCTAAAATCGAGGACAGTTATCAACTATCGGAATCCGAAAATATAACGGATCCAGCTAAGTTACTGTCCCGGTTGAAGCTGAAAAAATGTTAACATGCATCGAGGATAGTTCACACTGACAAAACTGTTTCCGGGTTTAGTTTCCGTCAAACCCTGAAACTAAAGTCGCGTTATGTCTCCACGCGCATACAGTTTTCTTCTCAGTTTCGATCCGTATACTCGCCGGGAACGTCCCCTGATAACGGTATATTTGACGTGATAGAGAAGCAGGACTTCAAGTTCAAGCACACCCCGTTCGCGCATCAAGCCAAGGCATTTGAACTCGGCAGGCGCAAGCGTTTCTTCGCATACCTGTGCGAGCAAGGCACAGGCAAATCCAAAATGATTATCGACAAGACCGCATACTTGTGGTCTGAGGGATTCATTGACGCTTTGCTAATCGTCGCGCCTAACGGGGTGCACGAGAATTGGATCATCAACGAGATTCCAACGCACATGCCGGAGTGGGTGAGCTATCGCGCTGCGTCTTGGTATAGCGCGATGAAGAAAGACGAGCTGGCTGCGGTTAATGAGGTGCTTGATCCTGAGTTCGCAGGACTCCGCATCATCGCAATGAACATTGAAGCCTTTCAGATCAAGCAAGGAAAGGGCACCAAGTTCGCAGAGCACTTTCTAAATAGCACGAACTGCCACATGGTGGTTGATGAATCGAGTCGCATCAAGTCGCCCGGGGCAGCGCGCACAAAGAACATTGCGCGGCTAGGCAGACTCGCGGAGTGCCGCGCCATCCTTACCGGTACGCCCATCACGCAAGGCCCACTCGATCTGTACTCACAGTTTGGGTTTCTGTCTCCGGATATTCTTGGGCACAAGAGTTTCTTCACCTACAAGAATCACTACGCTGTCTGGGAGCGCAAACTCAACCGCAAGACAGGGCGCGAGTATCCAAGCCTCAAGGGATACCGCAACATCGATGAGCTGAAGCAGAAGATCGCACCGCACAGCTTCCGGGTTTTGAAGGCTGAGTGTCTGGACCTGCCTGAGAAGATATATGAGCGGAGATACGTCTCACTGAGCGACGAGCAGCGAAAGCTGTACAATCAGATCCGCAAGCAAGTCGTGACAGAGCTAGACTCAGGCCACACACTCACAGTACAGGAAGCCATGGTGCGGATGCTGCGGCTACAGCAGGTGATTGGCGGGTTTGTCCCGGTTGACGATGGTAGGCCGCAGCGCATTCCCGGGGATAACCCGCGCATTGAGTCGATGCTTGAGCTCATCGAGGAAACATCAGGCAGCATAATCATCTGGGCGCGTTTCGTTGCGGAGTTGCAGATGATCCGTGACATCCTCATCGACAACTATGGCCCGGGGAGTGTGGCTTGCTGGTGGGGCGAGATAAGGCAGGAAGATCGTCAGTCAGGCCTGCTGCGGTTCCAAGAGGGCACATCGCGTTTCTTCATTGGCCAGCCACACAGCGCAGGTTACGGGCTCACGCTACACGCTGCCAGCAACGTCATTTATTACAGCAATGACTTCTCACTAGAGGCAAGGCTACAGAGCGAAGATCGTGCGCACCGTATCGGCCAGCGCAACAATGTTCTGTACACAGACATGGAGGCTCGCGGGACTGTGGACAGCCGGATCGTCGCGGCACTCCGCAGTAAAAAGTCAATCGCAGACGCAATCACCGGCGATAAATTAAGGGACTGGATATGACCGTGTACGTTACACAAGAGCCAGTGGTGTTTGATAACGGCCAGCGCCGGATGAAGTTCGACATTCGTCCTGCTACCGCGTATGGGGACATTGTGTTCCTGAATCCGGATGGGCCTATCAGTTATGCTGCTGGGCCGATGCTACTGAATATGCGCGAGCAGCTGCGGGACTTCGACCCAGCAGAGGATTACATCCTGCCTGTGGGTGATCCTGCTATCATGGTAGCAACAGGGTTTCTACTCCACAGCATGGGGTGGAACTGGTTCCGTTTGTTGAAGTGGGACCATCACACTCGCAGGTACACTGCGATTCGATATAACGTTAATGGAGGCAATGATGACTGGACAGATTGATTTTGAGTCTGATATTGAGCAGATATCAGGCGATGACCTCAGCCTAGTTTCTAAGCTGACGCGAAAGGCCCGGGAATTGCAGGCTGAAATCGCGCAGCGTTCCGAAGAGCTGTCAGCACTCAATGCGCAGCTGAAGGTGGTCGTGGAGGATCAGCTGCCGGAAGCGATGAATGAGTTGGGTATGGTGAAAATCTCGCTCGCAGACGGTTCGCAAGTTTCCATCGAGACCACATACCACGCCAGCATTCCCGGGAAGCTGCAGGAGCAGGCGTTTGAGTGGCTGCGCAAAAACGGTTTCGCAGATCTGATCAAGCACCAACTGCAGATGAACTTTACTCGCTCTGAGGACGAGCGTGCCGCCGCACTCGCGGATTACCTGATGGATCAGGGCTACGAATTTTCAGACAAGACTCTGGTGCACCCGCAGACGCTCAAGGCGTTTGTGAAAGAGCAATCAGAATCCGGCAGGCCTGTGCCTCCGGATCTGTTTGGTGTGTATGTTCGTAACGTTGCTAAGATAAAGTGAGAGGAAAAATGAGTAAGCAGATCGCACAGAAGGAAGACAAGACCGCATTGCCTGCTGAGGTGATGATGGAGTTCCAAGCTGACGCCGGGATCGGTTTTGAAGAGGCTACCAAGGACAGCTTCGCAATTCCGTTTCTCGCAATCCTGCAGCCGCTGTCGCCAGCGGTCCAGCCCGGGTCAGGGAAAATTCCCGGGGCAGAAGTCGGCAAGATCATCAACACCGTCACAAAGCGTTGCTATGACAACATCCGCGTGATCCCGGTTCACTACACCCGGACGTTTGTGGAGTGGGTGCCCCGGGATGAGGGTGGTGGCTTCGTCGCGGAGTACGATCAGGAGCAAGGTCTGGAGTTGTACGAGCGTTGTGATATCAATCCCAAGACCAAGGCACGCGTGCTGCCGAACGGGAATGTGCTCAACGACAACCGCAACCACTACGTGGTCGTGATCAATGATGACGGATCGTATGAGCCTGCGCTCATCAGCATGACGTCATCGCAGATCAAAAAGTCCCGGCAGTGGATGACGATTATGAATAATACCTTCCTGAACGGTTCGCACGGGCAGTTCCGGGCGCCAATGTTCTCGCACATCTACAAGCTGACCTCAACCCAAGAGTCCAATGAAAAGGGCACATGGTACGGTTGGGCGATTGAGCGCGAGGGCATGGTGGCTGATACGTCGCTTTACAACCACAGCAAGGGATTCCGCAACAACATCACGTCCGGGAAGATCGACACGGATCGTGCTGGTGCGGATGAAGTGCTCGCAGGCGAACAGCCGAAGGATGATGAAGCGTTCTAAGCAGTAGCGCAAGCCGAATCAAGGGTGGGTTGGTGGGAATTGGAGAATACCAGATGTCATTGGCTGAGAAGTTTGACACATTATTCTCCGGACTTCGGCGCGCATACGGCACTTACACGATCAAGGAAGTAAAGGGCAAAAAGCGCACCGGCCAAGGGCGAACAATCAAGTCAGATGTAACAACTGAATTGTGGGAGCGTCATTTATCCGGGGATCAGTTTCTAGGCATCGTGCCAATACGCCAGAACGGGACGTGCGTGTTTGGTGCGATTGATGTGGACGATTATGACTTGGACCTGCTGAAGCTAGAGCAGGCCATTAAAAAGCACAAGATGCCTTTGGTCCTGTGCCGGAGTAAGAGTGGCGGTGCTCACTGCTACTTGTTTTTGAAAAAGCCAGCAGCAGCCAACAAGGTGCGCGAACGTCTCGCGCACTACTCTGCTGTGCTGGGCTATGGCGGTGTGGAGATATTCCCGAAGCAGGACCGGCTGATCAATGACGACGATACCGGGAACTGGATCAACATGCCTTATTTCGAGGGCAAGGACACAGTCCAGTATGCCATCGTGGACGGGCAGCAACTCAGCGCACAGGACTTTATAGCACACGCTATAAGCTGCGCTGTTCTTCCGGACGATCTAGAGGCTGAGCCCGAATCCCCGGAGCTGCTACGCGAGGCTCCACCGTGTCTCGTGACACTCGCAGCGGGAGGTTTCCCGGACGGTTCCCGGAACCTTGGGCTGTTTAATCTCGGGGTGTATTGCCGGAAGCGTTGGGGCGAGGATTACCAAGACAAGCTGGTTGAAATGAATCAGCTGTATATGGGCGATCCACTTCCAGACAGCGAAGTCAAGCAAGTCATCAAGAACATCGGCAAGAAAGAGTACAGCTACAGATGCCGTGAGCAGCCTATCGCGCCAGTGTGCCAGCGGCACGAGTGCCTGAAGAAACGTTTTGGCATCGGCATGGACGCTGCGCTGGATGAGCTTGGGATCGAGATCAAGAACCCATTGCGCGTGAATGTTGATCCTGTGCTGTATATTGCCGAAGTAAACGGCATGCGCGTTGAGATCACAAGTGAGGATATGGTAAGCCAGACAAGATTCCGCAAGACGGTGATCGACCAAGGCGCAATCTACATCCTCACCATCCCGTCGAAAAAGTTTGAGATCATGATGAGTGATATGGCAGCGCGTGCCGAGATTGTTGAGACGGGAACAGACACATCACATCGCGCACCCATTCGAGACTTCCTGCGGGTGTTCTGTACTATGAGAGCGCCAGCAAGGCAGATCGAGGAAGTGATTGAGGATGGGGCTTGGAAGAATGGCACGGATACTTACTTTGAGCCGATGCGATTTTTGCAGGCCTACAACCGCGAGCGTGGCATGAAGGCGACGAAGGCAGACATACACAAGGCGTTGCGCGACGTGGTAAAGATTCATCGCAAGCCAATCTATGGCGATGAGTATGAGATCTGGAGCGTACCAACCTTCACCAACACCAAGAGCGAAGATGACGCGGAGCAATTCTAGTGCCGGAGATTCATATCATCCTTGGGCCACCCGGGACGGGCAAGACCACAAGGCTACTCAACATCATCCAGCGCGAGCTGGAGCTGGGCATATCACCTGAGCGCATCGCGTTCGTATCGTTCACAAACAAGGCAGTTGATGAGGGTGTGGCCCGGGTGCGGTCACAGCTGAATGTTCGCCGGATCGACATGCCATACTTCCGGACGCTACACAGTACAGCGTTCAAGGCACTCGGCATTTCGCGTGACATGTTGTTTACGCGAGTCCATCGTGAAGAGTTCCAGGAGCGCACTGGCTTCCGTCTCACAGGCAACTTCCGGCAGGAGTCGCGGTGGACCCAGGAGCCCAGCGACGATCTGCTAGAGTTCATCTACACACAGTCACGCATCCGGGAAGTGCCGATGAGCACGATCCTCCGGGAGCAGAACCTTCAGACCAACGTCATACGTCTGAAGCGTTTCGCAGCAGAGTATGCCAAGTACAAAGATGACCAAGGCATATTCGACTACACCGACATGATCATTGAATATAACCGGCGCGATATTGAGCTGGACGTTGATGTTGCGATTATTGACGAAGCGCAGGATCTGACGGTACAGCAGTGGAAGATGATTGCTAACTCTTTCCGCAGCGCATCGCGCATCTATGTTGCCGGCGACGATGACCAAGCAATCTACCGATGGAACGGTGCTGATGTGAATCGTCTCATCCAGCTTCCCGGTAACGTCGAAGTGCTAGGCCAGTCATATCGCGTTCCGATTCGGCCACAGGAAGTCGCACTCACAATCGCCAACAAGATCGAGAACAGACGTTACAAGCACTGGAATCCTCGCCCGGAGATAGGTGATGTGATTTTCTACAACTGTCACGAGTCTCTGCCGTTGTGGGATGACGAAGATCAAGAGTGGCTTGTGCTGTCCCGGAACTTTACCACGCCCATGGTGAAGTCTTTTATTGGTCGCTTGCGGACTTGGGGCTTGCCGTATATCTTCCGGCACCGTCCAGCCTATCAGCTCGCAGAGGCGCAGGCGGTGGATGCTTACTTCCGGTTGCTGCGCGGTGAGACGTTGCGTGGAGAGAAGATTCGACAATTCCTCCACCTCAGCAGATTGCGTCCACCGTTTATCGTCACACGCAGTGGCGAGTACAACCTGAAGCGTTTACAGATCCAACTACCAGAGAATCCATACCACGTGTTCCGGGGCATCCAGCCGAAGCAGACACAGTACCTGCTGCGCGTCCACCAGCGTTACGGGAAGCTGGAAGGATTGAAGCCACGCATCGAGCTGAGCACAATCCATGGCGCCAAAGGTGGCGAGTGCCAGAACGTGATCGTGATGACTGATGTGACGCGTGCGACGTATCTGGCGTTGAAGTATGGATTGTCTGACGACGAGCATCGCGTGTTCTACGTCGCTGTGACCCGGGCGCTGGAACGTCTCCACGTAGTCACACCCCAGTGGCAGTACTTTTACGATCCCCTAGCCAACATGGCACAGTTTTATGCTGCAAATATAGGGGTTGCACGCACTGGATCTTAGGATATGCTGGGAATTACCTTGTGAAATGGATTGTTCAGGTGCCACGCTTTCTGCCCGAAAGTGCCCGAAAACCCCGAAAAACCACAGATTTTTGGCCTAAACAGTGAACAATGGCTTGTAAGGTGTTGAAAATCAAAGCAAAACTATCCTTTACTTTAGTTCACAAATCACCTACACTATCTGCAGGCGGGGAGAAAACCGCCAAGTCACCGACCTAGAGGTGGCGACCAGTTTCCCCCAAGGGGATCACGCCGGGAGGCGGCACTGGAAACTGGAGAGTTCGGCCCAACCGGGACCACTCGTGAGGCGAAAGCCAAGACCGCTAACCGGAAGGACTCCCGAAAAGCTAGGGGCTCAAGGAGGCACCGAGCAAGAACCTGCGGTTGCCCAATCTGAGAAGCCAAAGGCGAAGCTGTGCCTGTTGTAAGCCGTCCCACAGGGACGTTAACACCAGCTCCAAATTTGGCAAGACCGCAGAACGGTATCCAACAACAGCAGGTCAACTCCACAACGTAAGCCGTCAGATGTTCAGAGTTCGCGACAGCCCCATGTCGCGACAGAACGGCATAAGTCATCCCACAGGGATGCGCCATGATAGACGCTGCCTGCTGATAAGTCATATTCATCTACTCCAAATGTCGAAACACCCGTAAGCCGTCCCACAGGGACGTTGGGTGTCTGTCGTGGTCGGCTACCACGGCACCGATGAGACAAGCCGATTGGAGATTATCATGAACAAGCGCCAAATCAAGATTGCTGCTTCTGGTCTGCTTGATGAGATGTTCGAGGAACTTTTTGATAGCAGAATGACGGATGAGCTGAACTGTTCCGATGAAGATTGGAGCATGGAAGATGTGGAACGTTTGGAAGCTGCGCTGGTCGCAGCTCGCGATGCCGCATACAAGGCACTTCGCAGCCACAAGGTCAGCTGATGTCGAAACGCGCCTGCGGGCGCGTCTGTAACGGGTGGCTCCCGTTACACTGATGAGACAAGCCGATAACTAAATGGAGAACTGAGATGAACGCACGTACTAACAAGACGGCACATGGCACCAACTACGGCAAGACCTACAACCGCCGCAATTGGAATGATGGTTCTGTGGTGCTTCATGAGAAGGCACTTGAGGACCGCTACGTGTTCGAAGGTTCTGAGCGCGACATCGCCATCACGACTCTTCGCCAGCACGCAGATGCCAAGAACAGGGTCAAGACTGCCTACGCACTGAAGCGTATCGCGGTTGCGCTTGAGAGGAATGGCGCAGCGAATCCGGTTGGCCGCGCCAAGTGGCTGCTCCGGACGATGGAAGCCGCTGACCTTGTTTCGATCCACTAACGTCGAAACGCGCCCATGGAGGGCGCGTCTGGTGAAGCTGGTTACTTCGCCACTGATGAGACAAACCGATTGGAGATTGATATGAACAGAACCTTACAACTTATCAATAAGGCTCGCGCACAGGAAGACAGGTGCTACCTGTACATGAGAGGTAAGCCGGGATATTCCACGGTGGTCCAAGGCGAGCATGGCGTGTCGGTTGAGGTGAAGCACTTCACTTCCAACGACAAGACGCGAGTGACGTTCCAGCACTCGCTTTATGGCCAGATCAGCCGCAAGCAAGCTGAGCAGATCTTGGCCGGGACCGACTGGCGCGAGGTTGTGACGAGCTGATGTCGAAACGCCACTGCGGTGGCGTCCGTTCCGGGATGGCTACCCGGGCGCTGATGAGACAAGCCGATTGGAGATGAACATGTACGTTAACAAAGTCACAAGCACATCCAGAGTCTACATGGACTGGTCAGATCCCGATAACGTCATTCGCAGGGGATGGGAAACGCCAAACGGCACCAAGCTCATCCAAGACTCCAATGATGTGGTCGTGATCAAGGTTCCGGGACGCACATACAATCCCGGCAGTCGCAACTCGATGCTGAAGAGTTACGCGCCTGCTGAGTTTGAAGTGTATGCTGTCCCGGAGCGTGGCAGCCCGACTTCGGGCTGGGCATATCCACTCACCGCATTCAAGGTGCGGTCATAGTCGAAACGGCAGCACGTGCTGCCGTCCGTTCCGGGCTGGTTACCCGGGCGCTGATGAGACAAACCGATTGGAGATGATAATGAGCAATATGAGCTACTGCCGGTTCCAGAATACGCTGACTGATCTTGGCGAGTGCCAGCTGGCGCTTGAGACTCTTTTTGTCGAAGGCAAAGGCAAGCTGTCCCGCGACGAAGAGCGCGCAGCCATTGAGCTGGTCTCGATGTGCGCACAGATTGCTTTGCTGGTGAACGAAGAGTGCAACGGCACCGAAGAGGACATCGTTGATCGAATCCTCGACAAAGGCGAGCACGACGATCAGATCAAGGCAGCAAATGCTGATGCTGAAGAGGATGACTCGTGAAGTCGAAACGCGCCTGCGGGCGCGTCTGGTGAAGCTGGTTACTTCATCACTGATGAGACAAACCGATTGGAGATGATAATGAGATACTCACTGAACATCGCAGAGATCACCGACACCCGCGTCAAGCACTACTGCCGCGTTGAGTTCGGTCACGTGAATCGCGAGGAAGCCACCACAAAGGCACGCGAAATGGCAACGCTGCTTTGCGGGCAGGGCAGGTTCTTCAAGTTTGACCTGACGTGCTGGGAAGAGACGGGCAGGTCAGTTGAATTCTAGAGTCGAAACGGCAGCAGTGCTGCCGTCCGTTCCGGGTTGGCTACCCGGGCGCTGATGAGACAAGCCGATTGGAGACGAAGATGAAGACACAAATTCACTGGCTGAAGAATGCCATGTCGCGGATCGAGTCCAAGTACATCGAAGCAGAACGCTGCGGTGGCGGGCTGGAGTCGCACGCACTCGGATACGCTCGTGAGCTCAACTCAGAACTTAATCAGCTCAGGAAGCTGATCGAGGAAGTCCAGCCTGATGTGGATGCTTACATCCGCTATCAGCAAGAACGTCTGGAACGGGCTTGCTCTCCGCAACAGCGCGAGATCAACCGCGCCACACGCGTGATGCTGGGCGACGGGAAGAGTAGAGCATGAACGAAGATACGTTTGAGCTCCGCATCTGGCGTGTTAACGGCAACAAGCAAGCAGCAACGTTCCGGAGTTTTCCGGAAGTGCTGCGGGCTGCTGCTGATGCTCTGGAAGATAGCCGCACACTTCAATGCGCGGTTGTCGATCTTCTGGAGCAGCACGAAATACTTCACATTGAGATCGAGCGAGGTGCCCCATGCTAACGTGGCAAGACTTCCTGCACACGCCATACCCAACAATGCGGTTGCGTGTGGCAGACTTCATCGCTTACAAGTTTGAGCGGTTGGTCTGCCGGATTCGCGGCCACCGTTGGGAAGTGTGCGTGGTGTATCCGGAAGATGGCGGTGAAGAGATTCAATGCACTCGTTGCGGCGAATCCCGCACACATTTCTTTTGATGTCGAAACGCGCCTGCGGGCGCGTCCGTTCCGGGGTGGTTACCCGGGCGCTGATGAGACAAACCGATTGGAGATTGATATGAACGTTGAACTTGAACGGGAATATGGCGCTGCTTACACCGACCTGAATGGGAGCATGCGCGAAGTCGCAGAAGCCGTCTATGCGAAGGTTGCTGCCGGCATGCGTGAGCAGGATATTCCGGGCTACATGCGGAATGAGCTGTTGGCCTATGTGATGGATGGTCGCCCCATGGGTGGCTTCCTGCTCAATGTGTTCGAGAACAATCTGCTGCAGACGTTCCGTCACGCTGACGAGTCGAATGCCGCAGCGGTTCGCGGTTACGCCCACGTCATCTACAACTACGTGCCCATGGCGTCGCATGGTGGCGAGAAAGAGGTGCACGAATGGATGAAGCATCGTGGCCTGCTCGGAACGCTGAAGCTGCAGATGAGGCCGCAAGAGTCATAACGTCGAAACGCGCCTGCGGGCGCGTCCGTTCCGGGTTGGCTACCCGGGCGCTGATGAGACAAGCCGATTGGGAGATGATCATGAAAGAAAAGATTGAAGCCAAGGAACTCATCAATGCCACTTCCAAAGCATTGTTGATGCTCGCTGTCGATTCTCCGCGCAATGCGCTGGAGGTCGCTGAGGCTGCGCAGAAGCTGATGAGCTCTGCGTGCGCGCTTCTGGCGCTGGACATGACCGCTGAGGGATGTCCGGAGCTGGCCCGGAAGATGCCTGATGAGTTCGCCAAGAACTTCCGCAGGCACTTCATGGAAGCGTATGACGGTATGCTGGAAGCCTTGAACGAAGACAAGGACAAGCACACCATCAGCGCATTCGATCCGAATGCTGAGCTGCGCGCAGAGCTGCTGCGTGAACTTTCATAACGTCGAAACACGCTCCACCCGGAGCGTGTCTGCCCGGAACGTGTCATCCGGGCACTGATGAGACAGACACAACATAACGACAGGAGAATATAGATGAGCACATCATACTTAGTGAACGTGGACAAGAGCGTGGTTGTTGGGAAGTTCCCGACGATTGCGGACGCTGAGGCATACGCTGAGAGCGTCAGCTTTGACTTCTATGTCGGCACCGCTGAACAAGTGGCCACCGCATTTAAGGGCAAGGCACTCGTCTCGATCTACAACAGCATCCCCGGGACAGCAGACATCAAAAAGTTCGCAACCGCAGCAGACGCTGCGACGCGCACTGCTGCTGCGCTGGACGGTGCTGAGTGGCCGGAGGTTGACGCGCCGAAGGGCAGCAAGCCGAAGGGCAAGACGCCACCTGAAAAGGGCGATGTGAAAAAGTCTCGTGGGCGCACGCGCAATGCGGTTGTTGGTGTCGTCCGGGTTAACCCGGAGCCACTGATGAAGATGCGTGAGGGCTCACTGCGGTGGTCTGCTGTGGAGCTGCTGAAGCAGCAACGCGGCAACAAGATGCCGGTTGAGGACTTTATCGCGGAGCTGCAGACACTTGAGGGCATCAGCTCTCGCGGTTCTGCTATGGGCGTCCTGCAGAAGCTGATCGACCCCAAGGCAGCCTATCTGGTGATTGAGAGTTAGGTCTGCGTACACGGTGCCCGGGAATCGTCCCGGGCACCAACTTTGATGGGAGCACTACGATGTCATTAGATTGGTCACTGAGTGAGATCAACGACTGGCAGAAAACCTGCTTTGAGGATTGGGACGAGACAACCCACAAGGGTATGCTCAAGGAATCGACCAATGCTCTGATTTGGGCCTGCCTGCTCATTGACATGAACGGGCTCAAAGACGAAAAAGACGTCATTGAGATGGCGTGGCGCCTGAACTTTATGAAGGTGCTGGGCGAATCTTACTGGCATGTTTGGGACGGAGAGAACGACAAGGTGTGGTGGCCGACTGCGGACGATCTTCGCAGTCACATCGGGCTGCACACGAACGTCGCCACGAAGTCCCGGACCAAGTTCGTCAACGAGCGAGTCACGCGGCTCAAGGACAAAGCAGAGCGCATGACGCTGCAACAACTTTCGTAACGTCGAAACGCTGCCGGGGCAACTCGGCAGTGTCTGTATCAGTTGGCTACTGGTACACTGATGAGACAAGCCGATTGGAGATAGATATGAAGCAATATGAAATGTACACTGCGAGTATGCGCAATGGCTCGTGGGTTGTGTTCGGTTGGGACGAGTACCCGCCACACAGCGTGCTGGCTGGGCAGCCGCGCAGGAACTGGCTTGACAGCTTTGAGACTCTTGAACTAGCACAGGCCAAGTATCCGCATGCGCAGCCGTCCAACGCATACACAGATCCGCAAGTGAGCCTGAGCCACCTGCCCGGGCCAGACGATCCGGTTGCTGGTGGAATGTACCCTGATGACTGGGAGTAACGTCATGACCGCACCTGCTATGGACGATCTTGATTATTTGGCGCGAGCCATTGACCGGATCTGGAACGACATCGCTCCAGATCTTCCCCCACGCGACTACAGCAGCGACGAAGTTGTTGAGCTGTGCGCGGATGCTGGTAGGCTAGACGATTACAGCAACCGCGCACACGCAATCTTCTACTCGCTCGGCAGCAACCATGGCGAAATGGTACGTGCTGCTGCGCTGTTGTTGCCGTTCGCTGTTTACAGCAATGAGGTGTGAAGTGAAAACGTTCATCGCCACAGGCAAAGGTCCGTTCCCAGTAGACATGCTGCGGTACGATCAGTGCTGGCCCACCTACACGCAAGACGCAACCGAAATCTTCGGGCTGCAGAAGCGTGGGGTCATGCTCACGACGATAAACAAATTCGCACCAACCCATGGCCGTTGGGAATCCTTCGGCTGGGTGGTCGAAGAGCGGGAGGTGTAACATGGACTATGAGAAAGCGAGGATCGTGTGTGACGAAGTCGGGCTCAGCATTGATGAGGTTGCCGACTTCATGGACAATCTTCGGGACTCGGGCGAAACCAACATGTTTGGTGCTGGCCCGTATCTTGAGGATGAGTTCGGCGTGACGTACCACGAAGCAAGGATACTCGTGGGTGCGTACATGCATTGTGGTCTGCGAGGATAGGACGAGCCGAAACATGGCTGCCTTCGGGTGGCCATGTCGCTGCGGGGTGGGAGCCCACAGCCCGATGAGGCATCCCAACGATAAGAGTGAGGTGAATTATGCACATGATCGACTTTTCTAATGAGCGTGCTAACATGGCATATGTTGGCGACGTTCCGTGGCATGGTCTGGGCCAGTCAATTGACCCAGACTCAACCATCGAAGAGTGGCGCATTGCTGCGGGGTTGAATTTCAATCTCGTGCAGGCGCCAGTACTCTTCGACATCAGCAAGCCCACAGCGAAGAAAATGGACATTGTTGAGTACAGTGACCGCATGGTCATTTACCGCGACGACACGCAGATGCCTTTGAGCGTTGTGTCGGATGGTTACAACGTTGTCCAGCCCAACGAGATTCTGGAATTTTACCGGGAGCTTGTTGGGGCATCGGGCGACTTCCGCATTGAGACTGCGGGCTCACTCGATGGTGGCCGGAAGGTCTGGGCACTGGCGCGTGCGAAGTATGAAGCGCGCATTCAGGGTCAGGATCTGATCCAGCCTTACTTGCTGTTGGCAACTTCCTGCGACAAGTCACTCGCAACAATCGGGCAGTTCACATCTGTCCGGGTAGTGTGCCAGAACACGCTGGAGTTTTCCGTTGCTGAGCGTCCAAGCTCACGCATCCGGGTTCCGCACACACGCGAGTTTGATGCTACGCTGATCAAGGAAGAGCTGGGGCTGATTGGTGATTCGTTTGGCGCCTTTGAGAAGAAAGCCGCCAAGATGGCGAAGCAGAAGATCAGCGAAGATGATGCTGTGCGCTTTTTCTTCAAGGCCATCGGCCTAGACACCGAAGAGGGTGTCACAGAGCACGACATCACCGCCAACAGCCAGAAGATCAAGCGAATGCTGACGCTGTATTCCGCAGGTCCGGGCGCAGAGCTGAAGTCTGCGAACGGTACGCTGTGGGGTGCGGTTAACGCAGTCACACGCTTCACTGATCACGAGTCCGGACGCACCACATCAACGCGCATGAACAATGCGTGGTTCGGTGGCAATCGTCTTGTGAAGGCTCGTGCTTGGGAGGAAGCAGAACAGCTTGTCGCATGAATATGACTTGGGGCCAGCCTTTCGAGGTTGGCCCCATTTTTTTTTGTGTGCAAATCCTTTTACTCGCACAGCTGACACGTTACAGTATCCCCTACCCCTACCCCTACCCCTATGGAGTTGTGATGAAGTGTGATGCCTGCGGCACGGATGTGCCAGTTCCAGATCGAGTCTCTGTCTATGGAATGTACGACTGCCATCTTTTTCACAGGATACCCGGGGCGAGTCCTGATGAGATCATAGAGAACTGGCACCAGCACAACATCATGGACAATGCTGGTCTCGGGCCCACAGCCTTGTGTCCGGTCATCGTCATTGCGGATAATGATAAAGAGCTGCGCAGGGTTGGTCCAATGGTCATGCCTGAGCGCGAGGACAAGCTGGACGAGTGGCGCGAGGCACTGCTTGCTGACCCGGACGTGATGCGCTTGCTGGCGGGATCGTCCGGGGAGGATATTGGCCCTGTATACCTGACCAAGCACAAGTGCTCGAAAGAGCAGCAGATCAAGCTGCTACGTTGCGCGGTAGAACAAATCACTGTGCTCGCGGAGTTCGGAACCACTGGCCCCGGGAAGTGTCACAGCAGGGCGCTGAGTGCTTCGGCTGCTTCATCGTTGCGCCGGTCCATTAGTGATATCTGCCGGGATGTGCTGGAGAAGACAAGTGGATGACCTGTGCGAAGATCTGCTGCGAGGGGATCAGCCTTGCATGAACCGGTGGAAGTACAAGCTGAAGAATCGGGACGGGCGCGAACTGCTGCTGTGCGGCGTCCACTACCGCAAGCTCATGAACAGGCCACGTAGCAATCACTGGCGGCTGATTGATGTGCTGCCACTTACAAAGGGGAAGTAAATGTTCATCTTGGGAGCAGGGCTTGCAGGCTGTATCGCCGGCATCATCAACCCATCAGCAATAGTCATCGAAGCGAGTACAGAGTTCAAGCGCCCACAGCATCGCGCTGTACTTCGGTTCCGCAGCAACGAGATTGGCAAGGCAGTCGGCATACCATTCAAGCAAGTAACCGTCCGCAAGGGGATCTGGACAGGCTCAAATTTTGTCCGGCCAGACATCCGTTTCGCGAACCAATACAGCGCGAAGTGTAATGGCAAGATTCTTGACCGCAGCATCTGGAACCTTGACACTGCTGTTCGGTACGTTGCCCCGGACGATCTGCACCTGCGGCTGATCGAGAAACTGGGCGTGCGAATCTGGTGGGGCACGAAGGTCGGCTACATTGACGACAGCTTCATCCATGCTGGTGCGTCTCGCTTTGATAGGTCTATCAACGCAATCGTCAGCACTCTTCCGATGCACATTCTCGCATCAATCACCAACCATGAGCTAAGTTTCGACTCTAGTTTTCAGCACAAGAAAATCATCGTCCACCGTTTCCACGTTCCTGATTGCGCGGTCTATCAAACAATTTACTATCCTGAGCCTGATTTGCCGGTTTACCGCGCAACGCTGACTGGCGAGGATCTGATTGTTGAGTCTGTTGACGACATCGACCCTGACGGCATTGAGATTGGCGAGGTCTGCTATTCCTTCGGCATGAAGCGAAACCAGATGCAGTTTCTAGAACGGCAGGATCAGAAGTATGGGAAGATTGCGCCGGTGGACGAGCGTGTGCGGCGTCAGTTCATTTTGGACATGACGATGCGGCTGAGAATTTATAGCCTTGGCCGGTTTGGTACTTGGCGCAACATTCTGCTGGATGACGTTTATGACGACATCGCGGCGATAGAACGTCTCATCAACTCTGATGGGTATTTTGCAAAACTGTATGATGCGAGGTAAGCATGCCAGCAGTAACACCAAGCGTGAGGCTGATCGACTTCCAGCCCAACGCACTCGACATTCTAATCTACACCAAGAATACGCGGCTGAAAGCCGGGGAGACAATCGACACCATCGCACGTTGGCCCATGGAGCAAAAGATCGAGCACCTTGGGTACATGAAGGATACAATTAAGAGCAGCTGGGAGTTCGTCAGTTATACGTTTGAGATTGAGAACGTCTCACGCGCCTTCACCCATCAGCTTGTCCGGTCACGCAACGGCAGCTACGCGCAGCAGTCGCAGCGCACTGTGAGTGAGGTGGAGGATTATGTGCTGCCACCATTCCTCGCAGACGAGCCCATCACCCCATCAGCAAAAATCAGCAAGGCTGATTGGCTTGCGTCGGCGCTGGATGATGAGATGGACATGTATCGTGCTGCGTTGGAACTAGGATTCCACGCGCAGGATGCCCGGGCGCTGCTGCCGACGCATGTAGCAACCAGCATCATCGCACGCTTCAATCTCCGGACGCTACACGAGATGGCGCTGGTGCGGTTGTGTACCCGGGTACAAGGCGAATACCAGAGCGTGTTTAGAATGATGCGGGATCTGGTCTATCACGTCCACCCGTACTTTGCAGGCTGGATCGAGGTGCAGTGCGTCCAGTCCGGGACATGCGCCTTTCCACGCTACAAAGAGTGCCCAATTCATCGCTTCACTTGGGACGGTGGCGCCATCGCAAACCGGGATCAGGTGAAGCGTGTTTGTGAAAAGAAATGGAACGAGTTGCGCCACGAGGCAAAGCCAATAGCAGACAAAGGGAGGACAATGTGAAGGACTGGAAGAAAGAGCTGCTAGCAGAAGCAGCACATCGCAAGTTGCCGAAGGAAAAGTTCATCGTCATCGGCACCCACAACTCAGGGCCAGCGACCCATATCACAACAGCACTCGGATCAGACCGCATCAGCTGGTGGCCGTTGTCGAAGCGCATGACGCTATACGTTAACCGCGTCAATGGGCAGCGTTACGTCGCATACAACATCAGCAGTGCGAGTGACTTTTTCGATTATGCGCTGAGTTTCCCGCCGTGTCCATAAAGCGCGTGATTTATGAGGTGTCGTGGAAGGGTGGCTGCTGGTACACCGACGACAAGCAGCAGGCAATCGCGAAGCGCAGGATGCTGGTGAATGGAGGCGCAGCAAAGGTACACGTCTACATCCACAAGCTACGTCTCAAAGAGCTGATGAAGTTTGCTTGCAATCTTCTCAACCAAAATGACTGTTTCTATTATCAGGGAGAGCTGACTGATGAGTAAGGTAACTGTGCCGGAGATACTGGAACTGGCACGCGATACGTTCCAGACCCGCAACGTTCAGTATGGGGATTCTTACAAGCACTTCGGCGTGATCATGGAGTGCCTGATCGAAATGTACGGTATCAAGCTCAACGACATGAGCTCACACGACCACAATCGCTTCGCACTCGTCCACAAGATTGTAGACAAGCTGATGCGATATATGGCGAGCTTTCAGCCCGGAGTCCCGGGGCATGTCGATTCGGTGCACGATCTGGGCGTGTATGCTTTCATGCTGGAATCTATTGAGCGAAGCGACCCATCATGAAGCTGCGACGTGCGAAGGTTGGCGAAGAGTTCGCGTTTGGGCAATCGTTCTTGTGCCCGGATGCTGATGAGATCTGCGAGGAAACCGGGAAGCTGGAGGGTGCCTATCTGGGCGCGCACTGGACTGACTCGTTGTACTGGCGCTGCCCGAATTGCGAGCACCGCGTGTTCTTCTGCAGCGGGGTTGTTGAGAAGATCGTGAGCGAGGTTGAGTGATGATATTTATTCAGGAGTTTTTCCAGCTGGGAATGAAGCGTGAAATCCCGCCACTGCTGGATACGAGTATGATGGATGGTGTGCGCCTTAATCTAGGCGCAGGCAACCACCGCATCATGGGCGCGTTGCCGCTGGACTATCCGGAGTGGAATGCTGACCGGGATGAGATTCCGTTTGATGCTGATAGCGTGGTGGAGATTCACGCTTACCATTTTCTGGAACACTGCGTCGATCCGGTACGTGTGCTGCTAGAGTGCCAACGGGTAATGCGCAAGGGCGCTGTGATGAATATCGTCGTGCCGTATTACAAGAGCGAAATGGCACACCATGATCTTGATCACAAGCATTTCTTCACAGAGGACACCTTCAAGGTTCTATTCAATACCCCATACTACAACAAGCACAAGATCCACTGGCACCTGTCGGTTCATTGCTGCTTCATCATGGGGATCGTTGAGCGCAATCTCGCGCTGTTCGTTCAGCTGGTGAAGGCATGATTATCTTCGACTGCGAAACGACTGGGCTGATCGAGAATCCAGTGCTGCCACTCGAACAACAGCCCCACATCATTGAGATAGGTGCCATCAAGGTCTGCCCAGTAACGCTAGAGATTCAAGACGAGCTGAGCATGCTTGTTGATCCGGGTATCCCGTTGCCGCCAATCATTACCAAGATCACCGGACTGACGGATGAAAATTTGCGCGGCCAGCCAAGATTCGCCCGCATCCTGCCCCGGTTGAGTGACTTTTGGCTTGGTGCTGGTACTTTGGTTGCGCACAACGCGGCATTCGATCTGGGGCTGCTTGGGTTTGAGCTTGAGCGGTTGGATCTTGTGCGCCGGTTCCCGTGGTGCCCGGAGGTTGTGGACACTGCGGAGGTAAGCGCCACATACAACAACGGACGATACATGAAGCTGGAGAAATGGTATGAGCATCTCTTCAGCAAACCCGCAGGCCAGACGCATCGTGCGCTGGACGACTGCAAACTTTTGCTAGCATGCTGGAGGAAGCACAATGGACGATTGGAAGAGTGAGACTGATACGCCAGAGGCTGCGTACAAGCGTGGCTTCCGGGATGCGCTGTATGCTTATTCGTGGATGAAGGACGGGGTGAGTTATGTCGGAACCTGTGGAAAGAGACTTGACGAAGCGTACCGGGAAGTGGACGCAGGAACCCACTTCAACTTCTCACCAGAGCAGTGATGAGATTTGTGCAGGTTGTGGGCGCGACCTAGTGTGGGAAGGGATGTGCTCGCTGTGCTCTGATGGGATGCGCGAGAGGTGGCATGATGCTCGTTGTAAGGACTGAGTACAGCTTCAAGGAAGTCTATGGTCATGTGCCGAGTGTGGTGGAGTGCGCGGGTGACGTCGCGGTCTATGCTGATCCGAATACGTGGGGCCACATCCCGTTCTACAAGGCCATGCGTAAGGCCCGGAAACGTCCGGTGCTGGGGCTGGCTGTAGAGGTGGTAGGGGAAGGTGAGAAAGAGCGTGCCCGGGGCGCGAGGCTTGTGCTGGTGCCGCGTTGCCGCGACGATCTGACCCGGATTTACCAGCTCAACACCCGGGCGCACGATCCGGAGCACTTTTACTATCGCCCACGCTTGTGGCTCCGGGATCTGATGGACTTCGGCGGGGCTGTGTTGAGCTTTGGTGGGTTGAGGCTGGATGGGCTGGACTGGTGGGACTTGTGCGTGCCGGGATCGAGCGTGCGCAAGGGTACACGCCAACTCGCAACATCATTCAACTTCTATCCCCGGGTGAGTGACCGGGAAATCTGGCAGCTGTATACCGGCAAGACACTCGCCCACCCCGGACACATCATGAGCGGGGATGAGTTGTTTGCTCGCGGGTTGCCGGTTGAGGCGACTGAGAAGTGGCTGGCTGACTTACCAATGATTGAGCTGTCTGCGGCTGAGAATATTCACTATGGCGTCGATGACCCTAACGTTACGCTGGCGGATATGTGCTGGCATGAGATGTCTGTGCGCGGATTTGTGCATGATGAGGTGTATTGTGCGCGGCTGAAGCGTGAGCTTGAGCTTATTGCGTTGAAGGGGTTTGCTGACTATTTCCTTGTGATTGCTGATCTGGTGGCTTACGCGAAGCAGCATATGTTTGTTGGCCCGTCGCGGGGATCGTCTGCTGGTTCGCTGGTCTGCTTTCTTACCCGCATCACTGAGATCGACCCGCTGCAGCATGGCTTGATCTTTGAACGGTTTATCGACATCAACCGCGAAGATCTGCCGGATATTGATATTGACTTCCCGGACTCGAAACGGGAGATGGTGTGGGACTATATTGTGCGCAAGTATGGCGCAGACAAGGTCGGCCATCTCGGGACTGTCATGACGTATAAACCGCGCAGCGCATTGATAGACGTAGCAAAGGCACTCAACGTTCCGGCGTATGAAACCGAAACGATTAAGCAGGCGATTGTTGAGCGCAGCTCTGGTGACGCTCGTGCTGCGTTTTGCCTTGAGGATACGTTTGCGCTGGACGTTGGTCAGGAGTTTCTGCGGAAGTACCCGAAGATGCGACTGGCTGCGCGGCTGGAAGGCCACGCGAGGCAGAGCGGCCAGCACGCAGCAGGCTACATTATCTGCAACGAGCCAGTCCAGAATTACTGCTCTGTGGCCCGGGATGCGGTTACGCAGATGGATAAGAAAGCCGCAGAAGAGCTGAACATTCTGAAGATTGATGCGCTGGGACTGCGCACACTCAGCGTGATCGGGGATACGCTGGAGGCTATTGGCGATGAGACGCTGACGTTTGAGACTTTGTACCGGCTGCCGCTGGATGATGCGGATGCGTTCAAGGTATTCCAAGATATGCGGCTGGCCGGGATATTCCAGTTTGAGGGTGATGCTGTGCGCATGATCACCCGACAGGCCCGGGTGGAACGTTTCGAGGACATCGTGGCGCTTACTGCGCTGGCACGTCCCGGGCCACTCCACTCGGGTGGGACTAGTGAGTGGATTGAACGCAGGTGTGGTGGCGAGGTCGTGTACCAGCACCCGATGATGCAGGCGTTTACCGGGGAAACCTTCGGCACCGTGATCTACCAAGAACAAGTGATGCTGGTTGCGCGTGAGATCGGTAAGCTGTCGTGGGAGGATGTTTCTACCCTGCGAAAAGCAATGTCAAAATCGCTGGGTGATGAATTCTTCGGCAAGTACTGGGAACAGTTCTGTGCTGGGGCGATTGAGAACGGGCTGGACGCGAAGAGCGCACGGACGATCTGGGACAATATCTGTACATTTGGATCATGGGCGTTTAATAAGAGTCACGCTGTGTCGTATGGGCTCATATCGTACTGGTGTGCGTGGCTGAAGGCGCACCACCCACTAGAGTTCGCGCTGGGGTGTTTGAAGAATGCTCGCTCAGATGATGCTTCCTTGCGCTTGCTCCGGGAAATGGTGAAGGAAGGGATCGAGTATGTGCCGGTTGATGCTGCGCTCAGCGAGGTTGATTGGAGCGTCAAGGAAGGGAAGCTGGTTGGTGGGCTGACGAATGTGAAAGGTATTGGCCCGAAGAAAGCACTTGAGATCGTCATACGTCGCAAGAACGGGATTCAGCAAACGCCTGCTATGATGCGTTTGCTGGATGAGGCTGTGACACCGTTTGATGATTTGTTCCCTGCGATGACGCGGTTCCGGGACATCTATGAGCACCCGGAAAAGCACAAGATATACAGCACCCACGTGTCACAGATTATTGAGGTGATGGAGGATGGGTATTATGTTGTGATCGGTAAGCTGGTCCAACGCAACTTGCGGGATCTGAACGAAGCACAGAGCCTCAACAAGCGTGGCGGCAAACGGATCGACAACAACAGCCAATTCTTCAACCTTGTGATTGAGGACGATTCCGATACGATGCTGGCGCAGATTGATCGATGGAACTTCTCGCGGTTCCGCAAATTGATTCTGGAAGAGTCGGGCGAGGGTGATTGGTTTTTGTGGGGTGGCTCGCTGAAGGATGGCCGCCGCAAACTGAAGGTTGATAAAGTGAGGAAGTTGTGATGCGAAAGATTCCGAAACGTGTGCCGGGGGAGATCTGGCTGACGCTGCTGTGGATTTTTGTTGTGACTCTGATTATAGGAATTATGCGATGAAGAAATGTGTGATGGATGGCTGTGACCGGGAGGTCTACTACAAGAAAAGTGGGCTGTGTGCGCCTTGCTACTCGTCACTGTGGTACTGGAAGCAAAAGAGCGTGACCGAGATTGTGAAGCGTAAAGGTAAGCTGCGGCTGTTTGCTGTGCGTATGGATGTTGTTGAGCCGAAGGTGACGGTGCTGAAACGGGGGAAGCGTAAATGACCGATGAGCATGTGGACTTGCGACGGTGGGTGGCGAAGGTTGAGCGGGAGAACGAACTGCTGCATATGAGGATGGGGTTCTGGCGCGAGAGGGCTGGGATGCTTGAGGAAGGGATACGTGCGGCGCTGGAGGGCGAAGGGGAAGAGGTTGTGCGCACGCTCCGGAGCTGTCTCAGGCAGGCTGATCGCGAGATGGGCTGTGGGGTTGCCTGCGATGGCTGAGAAGAGCCTCGCGGCATATGTGAGAGACGGCTTGAGCAAGGTCGGGATTCGCACCCGCCGCATCGAGTCGCTGGGCCCGGGAATTGCCGATGTGTACTTCCAAAGCGCAGTGTCCCGGAAAGTGAGCGGATGGATCGAGCTGAAATGCGTTTATGGATGGCCTGTGCGCCCTGCGACGAAGGTGAGACTGAGATGGCTGACCCCGGAACAGGTGCTGTTCGCAGAACAATACCACGCATGGCTGATGGTGAGAGTGGATAGTGCCCGGGAATACTTCCTGTTTGCTTGGTGTGATGTGAGGGAATTGCACGATGGGCTTACGCAGGAGGATTGGCGACGGTGTGCTGTGGGCTATTGGAAACGTTCTATCAACTGGAGTGAGATGAGTGAAAAACTATCTGAACAGGGCTGAAGTCAAAACACAGGTCCAAGAATGGATCGGCCAGATCCGCGACCTAGTAGACAAGCAGGAAGGATTGACGATTGATGTGTCGCTGATCTTGCTGCTGGCGGATCAGATCGAGGATGAGCTGTTTACTGTGTATGGTGATAAACGCGCCAAGATGGAACGTGTGGGGAAGGAAGAGGTTGTGAAGAAAATTAGGACCGGAGGCATGGCCCATACTGCTGCGGGATATGACATCTCACGAGTGGGATTACAGAAGTGGTGCGAGCGCCATGATGTGGATTGGAAACGTCTGGAAGCTGCTGCGCCTTACCCGGAAAGCGCGAGCCGAAGCTGAAAAGTGTGGCGACATTCATCGACTTTAGGAAAGTTTAGAGCAAAACTGGAATTGTTCACGTGAACAAATATTTATGCTGAAAACTAGAATCGAGAATGGGCATGTGAAATGGCTGAAAATTGTATGAACAATGTGTAGTAGCCGGGACAAGGACTTAGCACAATAGGTAATATTTCCGGAATTCAATAGTTGGAAACTAATCTAGATTTTGAGCATGTGTATTTTTTCCCTAAATTTTACGGATTGATCAAGTACGCTGATATGTCTCGTTTTTTGCGGCCCAAAATGGACAATTCACGTGAGGCTGTCTCTTCCGGTTCATCGGCTTACATGTCGAAGGTTGATTGTTCACTGAGGTTGGGGGTAGGGGTAGGGGTAGGAGGTATTTTCATCTTGGCAACTTGACAGTACACTCACGTGAGACTACATCTTGGTGCTGGGATGGCTGGAAAGATAGTTTCATTCACTGCTGGTGCTCGAAAGTCTGCCGGGAAGGCAGCAGGACTTCGCGAGTCCATCAAGGGCAAAAGCATTCTGGAAAACCTAGCTCAATGCGAGCAACAGTTCCGGGAGCTGTACACGCAGATGGTGGATGATGCGAACTTCACAAAGGACGAAGCACCAGTTTACAACGCCAAGGTTTCGGTAGTGCGCCAGCGAGCAGAGTTGAACTTCCGGTTACTCAACAAGCTGCTTCCAGACCTGAAGTCACTCGACATCACCGACGATCTGGATGCTGATGCGGTTGCTGCCCGGATTCGCGAGTTGTTAACCGACATGGATGAGGCTGACGGACTATGCTGACACCGCGCTGGTCCAAGCTGAAGCCCCACCAACCACAAACAGATCTTTGTAACAGCACAGCGCGCTTCAAAGTCGTGCCAGCAGGCAGACGTTCCGGCAAGACAGAACGCGCCAAGCGCGAAGCAGTGAAGATGGCGCTGCGGTCTAACCATTGGCCCGACTATCGCGTTGGATTCGGCGCACCCACATGGTCACAGGCCAAAGCCATCTACTGGTCAGACCTAAAAGCACTCATTCCCAAGCCACTCGTCAAAGACACCAGCGAATCCGAGTTGGTATTGACGCTCGTGAACGGTGCACAGTTGCATGTGACTGGTCTGGATCGTCCGGAGCGCGCAGAAGGCAGGCCATGGAACCATTTCGTGCTCGATGAGTACGGCAACATGCGCGAGGAAACATGGCCTGCGCATATTCGGCCTGCGCTATCAGACAGACATGGTAGTGCTTGGTTGATTGGTGTACCGGAAGGGCGCAACCATTACTACACCATGTGGAAGAAAGCACTAGCAGACCAGACCGGGGAGTGGGCTGGGTTCACGTGGCACAGCGCAGACATCCTTCCCGATTCAGAGATTCAGCAAGCCAAGGAAGATCTGGACGAGCTCACATTCAAGCAGGAATATGAAGCAGACTTCGTGAACTTCGAGGGCCAGTGCTACTATCCATTCCACGAGCACCTACACACGCGCTGGCGCTTACCCTACAACGAGTATCAGCCACTGGTGCTTTGTTTCGACTTCAATGTTGAGCCCGGAACAGCAGCGGTGATCCAAGAGCTACCACACCCCGGGATGGTGGAACGGATCGTGACTGGCGTGATCGGTGAGGTCTGGATTCCTCGCAACAGCAACACCATTGCCGTTTGTAACCGGATCATTGAGATGTACGGTTCTCATGCTGGCGAGGTCTATGTGTATGGTGACGCGACGGGTGGCTCACGCGGCACAGCACAAACAATGGGCTCAGATTGGGATATTATCAAGGCCATGTTGCGGCCTATCTTCGGAAACCGTTTGAACTTCCGGGTGCCTCGCGCCAACCCACGTGAGCGTGCCCGTATCAACGCAGTCAACAGTCGGCTGAAGAGTATTTCCGGGGAAGTGCATTTGCTGGTCGATCCGGTACACGCACCACGCACCATCGAGGATTTTGAGGGTGTGCGCTTGTTGGCTGGTGGGAGCGGGGAGATTGATAAAAAGTCTGACCCAATGCTCACCCACATAACAGACGCAATCGGTTACTACATCGCGCAACGCTTCCCAGTGAAGAAGCAAGGCGTCACCAGCATGGAGTGGATCCTGTGAGTAAAACAAGCGACGTTTCCCACATTACTGCTGCGGTTGAAGCCATGCAACCCTATTGGGAAATGGTGGACGCATTGCGCGGCGGGACAGAAGCCATGCGAGCCGCAGGCCGCAAGTACCTGCCCCAAGAGCCGAAAGAGTCAGACACAGCATACGCAATCCGTCTCCAGCGTAGCGTACTGTTCAATGCCACGAATCGTACCATCGAGACGTTAGCATCCAAGCCATTCACCAAGCCAGTAACATTGTCTGAAGACATGCCTGCTGACGTTGAAGAGTGGATGGAGGATGTGGACCTGCAAGGGAGCACAGTTGACACCTTTGGCTTGCGGGTGTTTGATGCTGCGCTTGCGGACGGTCTCACGCACATCCTTGTGGACTATCCCATTGTGGATCGTAAGCTGACGCTACACGAAGAGCGGCAGAGCAAGCTGCGCCCATACGCAATCCATCTCTCGCCACGCAATGTGTTGGGTTGGCGCGTCGAAACGGTACATGGTCGCGAGCGAGTCACACAACTCCGGTTCCAAGAGGTTGTGGAGGTTCCGGATGGCGACTTTGGCGTTGTTGAGATGAAGAGGATTCGCGTCATCGAGCCATTCCGGCAGCGCGTGTATGAGATGGTGGAAGGGGCTGCGGATTATCGTCTGGTGACGGACGTTCCGACCAGCATGCCTGAGATTCCACTCGTCACAATCTACACCAAGCGTACCGGCGCACTGACTGCTAAGCCACCGCTGCTGGATCTGATGTACTTGAACGTGACGCACTGGCAGAGCAGTTCTGATCAGCGCAACATCTTGCACGTTGCGCGGGTTCCATTGCTGTTCGGTAAGGGGTTCAACGACCAAGATGTACAGGACATTGAGATTGGCGCCAGCCGGATGATCTATAACCCGGAGGTGGCCTCAGATCTGAAGTATGTTGAGGTGGCTGGTAACGCAATCGAGGCAGGGCGACAGGATCTGAATGACCTGAAGGATGAGATGGGCTCGCTTGGTCTTGAGCTCATCATGTCGAATCGTCCGGGCCAGCTCACAGCAACAGAGAAAGCCATCGACAGCGCACAAAGCGACAGCGCACTGGTGGTGTTGGCGCGGCAGCTTGAGAACGGGCTCAACAACATGCTGCGGTACTTCGGTGAATGGATCAAGCGCGAGGTCGGCAGCCTTTCACTCCACACAGACTTTCACATCGTCCCGGGCAAGACCACAGACGCAGAACTGTTGTTTAAGTCTCGGGTCAATGGCGACATCACCGCTGAAACATACTGGTACGAACTGCAACGCCGGGGAATACTCAGCGAGGACTTCGACAGCAAGGAAGAGAAAAAGCAGCTGGAGGAAACCGCAGAGCCGCCACCGCCCATGCTGCTGGATGATGACGAAGAGGAAGTTGAGACGGAAGAGGTTGAGGAAGAGGCTGCATGAAAACCGTCAACGAACAGCTCCGGGATGACTTCATTCGGCTGACTGTTCGTGGGCATCGTTTCGAGCAGGGTTTAATCGAGCAGGTTGATGATATGGTTGTGGAGCTGCATCGCGAGCTGGCGAAGATCGTCCAGACTCGGCAACCCGCAACAATGGCAGCAGCAGAGCGAGTCGCCAGCGCAAGCCAGCTAGTCATCAAGCGTTTCTACAAGCGCATCGCAGATCTGGTTGAGGATGAGCTGTTTGAGTTCACAGACGTTGAGGCCATCGAGGTCCGCAACATCCTGACACAGCGTGTACGGGAGGCCATGGGTGGGTAAGCCGCTGGTCACATTCCGGGCTGACGCACTTCCAAAGTCGATCCGGAAGAACATCACCAATCATGCGTTGATCGAAGGCGCAGTGAGTCGCGAGTGGTGGGGCACGCAGGCCGCAAGTCTGCAGCAGAACTTCGCACGCGTCATTCGCCAAGGCATCGTGAACGGTGAAGCGCCAGCAACAATGGCTGCGCGCATTACCGGGGGAATCGTCAACGGCGAGCCAATCAAAGGCATCATGGCAACATCGCGAGCGCAAGCCCGCACACTGGTAAAGCAAAGCGTCACAGCAGCCCAGAACCAGACGCGGCTAGAATCGTTGCGTGCTAACGCTGATGTTGTGAAGGGCGTGGAGCAAATCTCAACCTTCGACAATCGCACCACTGAGATCTGCATGGCGTATAGCGGCGGCACGTGGGATCTGGATGGTGAGCCGATTCTGGGTTGCTCGCTTCCATTCAACAACGGACCACCGCACCATTGGAACTGTCGTTCGGTTCTAGTCCCAATCACCAAGAGCTATGAAGAGCTGGGCATAAACCAGCGCGAGCTACCCGCAGGCACACGCGCCAGCATGAACGGGCAGGTTGCTGCTGACATGAGTTTCGACAAGTGGCTGAAGGGCCAGCCGAAGTCAATCCAGATCGAGTTGCTAGGCCAGACAAAAGCCGCGCTGTTTCGTTCCGGGAAGCTGGCCCTGCGGGATTTGGTAGACCAGACAGGCAGGAAGTTATCTGTCCAGTCCATAAGTGCCAAGGCAGTCGCAGCAACCGAAAGCACCAAGTCCAAGATCATCACAACCTACGTGAAGGACTTTCAGGCACAGAACGGGCGCATGCCAACACTCGCGGAGTTCCAAGAGTTCGCAGCCAACAATCTAAACATGAAGGCTGCGCAGGCGAAACGATGGTACAACGCTCGCATCAAGAACATGGCTGCGCCGCCAGCCAAACCAGCAGCACCAGCAGGCCCAACATATCGCCCGGGGTCCAAGACTGCGATCCTGCAAGGCGAGTTCCGCAAGGGAGTTACCCGCGAAGAGTTCGTCAAGTTCGCATACGACAACTTCAACATGAAGGCGACGCAAGCAGAACGATACTTTGCGAGGTTCACAAAGGAAGCCGCGCCAAAGCCTGTCCCGGGAGGTCCACCAGCAGCACCATCAGCACCAGTCGGGCCAACAGGCGAGTTCGCACTGCCAGCGCATTACCTGCCCGGGACGAGTTACAGCCAGTACAACTATCTTGGTGATGCATTTGAAAAGCTGCATGATATGGGGCTGTATGCGCCAGAGAGCTGGACGCGGTTTCAAAAGTTCCTTCAGATCCGGGCACAGCAAAACAATCGTCTAGTCGCGATGCTTGTGCAGCGCGATAACGTTGGCGACATAGATGTGCGCTATAAAAACCTTCAATCGACAATTTCAGATCTGTCGAAGGATGTGCGGCTGAGGGAAGCTGCGAGAAAGATCGGCAACTACAAAGACCCGATGCACAACCTTGGTCCTGTTGATGCGTTGTATTATATGCATACAGATCCGGGGATTGGTGGCTATACTTGCGCGACGTGGAACCACGTCAGCGTCTACATCAAGCCATCAACGAAATTCATCACCAAGGAAGTGATGGAGTCAGAAGGCACAGAGCACTTCATGAAGTACTGGGTCGAAGGGATACGCAAAGCAGTCAAAACGCAGCTAGAGACAAGAAACTATCAGCCACGCTGGCACGTTGGGCCCACCTCAGACGACATCTATGTGCCGCGAGACTTTAGCAAGCTTGGTGTCGCGGCATATTATCAGCTTCCAAATCACCAGCGCAAGGCAATCACAGATCTAGCCGACATGCTGTATAGTTATATTCACGAGTTCGGTCACCAGTCTCACTACCACACACTGTATCTATCAAAGCCGCCAAAAGGCATCCCAGCATTGTCCCGGTATGGGAAGGTCCATTACACCGAGTGGCATGCTGAGAACTTCGTCGCATACATCTTTGCTCGCGACGAACTGTTGAAGGATGCTGTTGGGAAAAAGCTGGTGAAGTATTTTGACGATGCGTTCGACAACTTCATAAAACTGTTCCCGTCCACTGGTGTGAAGCCATGAGCGAAGAGTTTGAGCTTGCGATAAGCGTCATTCAAGGGCAGGAAGAGTGGACAGAGCAACTGCAAAAGCAGGTCGAAAGTCTGCGCGCAAAAGATCCAGCGCCAGCAAAGTCACCATGGGGTGATTTGTTCGAAACCCTGCTATGGATTAAGAGCATGACGGACGATCCGGGTGAGTTTATCCCGGAAGATGAAATGATGTAGATTCAGCACAACAACTGTAGTAAATTCAAAGCAGCGAGACGCTGGGAGAGCATTGATGGAACTTGAGCAGAGCATTGAGAGTCTGGACGGTGTGGCAGAGCCACTGCGCGTCCTATATTCCCCAAATGAGGACGGCAAAGGCTACAAGCTGGCGGTGGATCCGTCCCAGCTTGAAGAAGCACTTGTCCCGGGGTTGAAGTCAGCACTTCAGAAAGAGCGTGAGCAGCGCAAGAAAATGGAAAGGTCTGCGAACGATCTGAAGTCCCAGTTTGAAGGTGTTGACTTGGAAGAGTACCAAGAGCTGCGCAAGCTCAAAGACGAGACTGAGCGCAAAAAGCTGGAGACTGCCGGCGAATGGGACAAGCTCAAGGAACAGATCAACACCCAGCACAAGAAAGAGCTGGACAAGCGCGAGCAGCGCGAGGGTCAGCTGCTCGGTCAGATCCAGAAGTTGATTGTTGACAACGTCGCAACGTCTGCGATTGCCGGCGCAAAGGGAGAACCTGAGCTGCTGCTGCCGCATATCCGTTCGCGTACTGCGGTTGTGGAAGAGAATGGCGAGTTTGAAGTGCGCGTTCTCAATAACAAGGGCGAGCCGCGAGTCAACGCAGACGGTGAGTACATGACAATTACAGACCTGATCACCGAAATGCGCAACGACAATATCTTCAGTCGCGCATTCGATGGGTCTGGTGCATCCGGTGGTGGGACGCCGCCATCCAAATCAGGTGGTGCGGGAAGCACAAAGAAACGGAGCGAAATGTCCGTTGATGAGAAGTCTGAGTACATCGAGAAACACGGCATTCAGTCTTTCTTGTCACTGGCCTACTAGCTCCATTTGTAGCTACATCACGGGAGCAATACCATGGCAATCGGCACTTATTCTGGCGTCAAGATTTACGATGACCAGATTCAGGGTGGACTTGTGGAAACACTCGTCCAGAACACAGAAGCATTCAACGCCCAGTCACGCGGTTGTATCCGCATGACGACGAACCAGAAGCCCGGGCACTTCGACTATGAAGCGTTCTTCAAGAACACTTCCGGTCTCATCAATCGTCGCGACATCGCCGCAGTGACGAGTGTTACCGACAATTCGCTGACGCAGGATGAGTTCGTCAAGGTGAAGCTGAACAGGCGCATCGGCCCAGTGGCGCAGACGCTCGACAGCTTCCGCAAGATCGGTTCGCAGGCAGGCGTCAACAGCTTGTCGTTCCTCATCGGCACGCAGATTGCGAAGGCGCAGATTGCGGGCTGGCTGAACGATGCTCTGCTGGCTACCCGGGCGCATCTCGTCACCGCCGCATCCGCAACGGTGTATGAGGACGATACCGCAGCTGCCATTACGTCTGGTGGTCTCGTGGATGCGATGGCGAAGTTCGGTGACGCTGCGGAGCGCATTGGCCTTTGGGTCATGCACTCGAAAGCGTATTTCGATCTGGTGAAGGACCAGATGACCAACTACAAGTTGGACACGATTGCCGGCGCGATCTTCGCAGAGCCCACGCCGCGCACCTTCAACCGTCCTGTGCTTGTGACTGACTCCAGCTCGCTGGTCGTGGCGGATGGTGTTGCTGCTGGCGTCGATGCCTACTACACGCTGGGCCTGACGGCTGGCGCGGTGACGATTGAGCAGACCGAAGAGCAGCTGATCCACGCAGAGCTGATCACCGGTCTGGAGAATATCGTTGTGCGCCTGCAGGGTGAGTACGCATGGAACCTTGGCCTCAAGGGTGCGAAGTGGGATGTGGCCAACGGTGGCCTCAACCCGGACGCAACCGCACTCGGCACGGCGACCAACTGGGATGTCGTGATGGCGGATCGTCGCGATCTGGCTGGTGTGTGTCTGGCCACGCGGTAAGCAATGATGGGCTGCGCGTAGCGTAGTGTTGCGCGCAGCCCATTAATCAACGGGAGGTTGAAGTGGCAGAGAGCATTATGATCCCGCAGACGCCCAAGGTGGCGTTGTTCGGTTCGGCTGACGAACTCATCGAGGCAAAAAAGCAGGCATCAGAACTAGGCCTGCGAGTGCAGTTGCGAGACGCATCAGCATTCAACCCAGAGTACGGGCTAGACAGCCAGTTCAAGACAATCGTGTTGCTCGGGAAAGGGCCAAAGATCGAGCGTGTGCGAGCGGCATACGATGGCCATGTGAAAATTGTCAACAGTCTTGACGAGTTGTTCGCAAAGCCGAAAGAGCCAGCCAAGCCGAAGTCGATCAAGCAAAGTGAGCACACCGTAGACAAGCTGCCGTAAATGAGGGCAAGCCATGGCCATTGTCGTTGAAGATGGGAGTGTCGTCGCTGGCGCCAACAGTTACGCTTCGGTTGCTCAGGCGACGGCATACCTTACTGCGCGCAATCGAGCCGCAGCATGGATTGCCAAGACGGAAGCAGAGCAGGAAGCCGCACTAGTACAAGCCACAGACTATCTCACACAGCAGTATCGTGGGCGCTGGAAGGGGCTGCGGTATTCCGAGTCACAGTCACTCGATTGGCCGCGTGCTGAGGTGACGGTGCCCGGGTATCCTGTTGGGTGGGCGATTGGCGTTGATGAAGTTCCGGGCGAGGTCAACGCAGCAACGATCCTGCTCGCAGAGCGTGCCATCGCAGGCACACTGCTCCCGGACACTGCCCCGGGCGCAGCAGTGCGTCGGCAGAAGGTCGGCAGCCTTGAGGTCGAATACGACAACACCACAACGAACACTGAGCCCACTTACAATGAGGTGTATCGTTCGTTGCGGCATCTGCTTACAGGCGGGACGCGCAGCGCGGTACTGGAGCGGGCATGACACTCGACACACAGATGCGCGCACTGGCTTCCGATTTGATCGGCCAGTTCGGTGCCAGCGCAGTCTTGCAGCGCGATGAGTATTTGTATGATCGTGTCGCGTCGAAAGGCTATCTGCAAGAAACCCAGCAGTACACCATCAAGCTTTCCCCGCCAGAACCATACCAAGAGTTGCGCGACGGCGCAATGGTAAAGACGGGCGAGATGAAAACGATGGTGGCTGCGGTTGATCTTGAGATCGTCCCGGACGAAAAGGACCGCATCATTTTCGCAGGCGCGACGTGGACAGTTGTTGCTGTTGAGGCTGTGTGGAGCGGCGAGCAAGTTGCTGCGTACATCTTGAGGCTACAGAAGTGAACACGATCAAGGCATTCAACATGGAGCTTGACAAGTTCAAGGATCTGGCCCGGGACGATGCTGTTGCTGGAACGAAAAAGCTGGCGCTTGATATGTTCCGGTCAATCGTGATGAAAACGCCAGTGGGCAATCCTTCGATCTGGAAGAGCAAGAAAGGTCCAAAGGGATACGTGGGCGGTCATGCCCGGGCCAACTGGCAGCTCGGCACGACACCGAATGAAGCAGAGGTTCCCGGCGCAGACCCATCCGGCAGCGGTGCAGTGCTCGCGAGCATTACCGGTGTCACAGGGCTGATGCCGTACCAGCCTGTCTGGATCTTCAACAACGCACCATACATCGGTGTGCTGGAGAACGGGCGACGAAAGATTGATGGTGTGATGCGAGGTTCAACACAAGCCCCACGCGGCATGGTTGCTGTGACGGTGGCTGAAGTTATCGCGAGATACAAATGAAGGCTGAACACGCACAGGCAATTCGCAAACGTTTTATGGATTACTGGGAGGATAGGTTCCCACAGTATCCAGTTGAGTGGGAGAACGAAGAGTTTGCGCCGCCAGACAACGCAGTCTGGGCCAAGTTCAACATTCTACCCGGTACAACGTCACAAGCTGGACTTGGAGGGACTCCAAACAACCGTAGGTGGCGGACTGGTGGGGTTGTGATTGTCCAGATTTTCATACCCCACAACGCAGGGACTGGTGTTGGCGAAGAGCTGTATGAAGCCATCGCAGATTGCTTCCAAGGCGCGATGACAGCAGAGGGCGTCATCTTCCGGGGCACAAGCATGAATCGCGTGGGGCAATCCGGCCCATGGTACCAGATCAACGCAAGCACAGGTTTCCAAGTTGACAGCTATGGGTAAACAGGAGCAGGAACATGAGTGATAGTTCACGAGTTGGCTTGTACATTACTCCGGAAACGATCTGGGGTGATGGTGGTGGCGTTGCACCGAAACTTGCGGCGCTGCGTCTTACCGGGGAAAGTCTCAAGCACGATTCCGAGTTTTCTTCATCTGAAGAGATTCGCCCGGATCGTCAGGTCGCAGACGTCATGCGCACGAGTATCGGCGCCAGCGGCAGCGTCAACCTTGAGCTTTCGTATGGCACCTATGATGCGTTGTTCGAAGCGTTGCTTGCTGGGACATGGTCCACGGACGTTCTGAGCAACGGCACGACGATGAAGTCATTCCTGATCGAGAAGCAGTTTCAGGACATCAGCGAATATGTTGCATTCTACGGCATGCGCGTTACTGGTGGGTCTCTGACTGTTGAGCCCGGGAGCATCATCAACGGCTCATTCACCTTCGCAGGTCAGAAGGCAGTGGCGAGCGGCACGACTGTTGGCGACGGTTCGCCAACCGCAGCGAGCACAACGTCAGTGCTCAACGCCATCGACAACGTCACAGCTGTAACGGAAGGTGGGAGCGCATTTGGCGGCGACATCTTGCAAATCTCGCTCGATGTCAACAACAACTCGCGTCCCAAGCCCGCAGTCGGCGTGCTGGGCCCGATGGATATTGGCTTCGGTCAGTTCCAAGTCACCGGGAGCATGCAGGCATATTTCGAGGATCGGGCGCTGTATGAGAAGTATCTCAACAACACCGCATCATCCTTCACCTTCACGCTCACCGATGTCGCCGGCAATTCTTACCTTGTGAACCTGCCGAAGCTGAAGTGGTCGGATGGTAACGTGATCACGCCCGGGAACAATCAGGACGTCATCGCAGACATGACGTTTACCGCGTACCGTGACCCGACTCTCGGTGTGACGATGCGCATGACGAGATCAGCAGCATAAACGGGGAGGCTGAATGAAAATCTCACAGTTCAAGACCAACACGCAGAAGGAAGTTGATGGGGTGTGGGTTGATCTGGGTCAAGGTGCCCGGATCAAGGTTGCGCGGCTAGGCAATCCGAAGTACAAGGCATACTTCAGCAAGGCCACAAAGCCATACCGCCACCAGCTGCGTGCGGGAACCTTGAGTGACGAAGTTGCTGAGCGTATCTTAGCAGAGTGCATGGCTGAGACGGTGCTGCTGGGTTGGGAAGGACTTGAGGACGAGAGCGGCAACGCAATCGAGTACAACACTGAGAACGCAGTCGAAGTTCTCAGCATCAAGGACTTCCGCGACGTGGTGTATGCATACGCTGACGAGATGGCTTTGTTCACTGAAGGTGAGCGTGAGGAAGCTGTAAAAAACTAGATGAGGTGCTCAGGTGGGAGCAGCACTGGGCACCTCATCTTCCAAAGCTCAGGAGGATTCAAGAGCAAGGCAGGCGAGTTCCGGCGATTGAGAACAAGCCTGAACTGTACACAGACTTAGAGATTTATTTCAGCGCATACGTTCAACTCAGGCAGGCAGCCACAGAACGGATACAGCTCAGTGAGATGCTGGCTTATTGCGAGTTAATGTCCATCGAAGATCGTGAAGAGTTCGTTTGGGCAATACAGATGATCGAAAGGTCGCAATTGGAGACAGCCAGTGAGCGAACAAATAACCACATTACGGTTGAAGCTGGATCCTTCCGGAATGGTGGTGCCGGCGCAAAGGGCAGAAGGCGCACTAAATAAGCTCAAGCGCAGCACCAAGAGCGCAGGCGACGAAGTACAGCGGCTGGATCAGAAGTTCGACAAGCTCCATTCAGCCTCCAGAATGAGCCAGCTCAAAAAGCTCGGCACGTTTCTCGGCATCGGCCTGAATGCTGCAATCCTCATAAACTTCGGCAAAGCCGCCACGCAGATGGCGGTTACTTTTGAGAGTGAGATGTCGAAGGTCGTGAACCTTGTGGGCGTCTCACGCGCATCCGTCAATGCGATGTCGGATGATGTTTTGAAGATGGCTGGCGAAGTCGGGCGCAGCCCGCAGGAGCTGGCAGAAGGTCTGTTCTTTGTCACGTCTGCAGGATTCCGTGGCAAGGAAGCGTTAGACGTGCTCCGGGCTTCAGCACAAGCTGCAGCCGCAGGTATGGGCGAGACTAAGGTGGTTGCTGACGCGGCAACATCAGCTGTCAACGCTTATGGTGCTGCGAACCTTAGTGCTGAGAAGGCAGTCGGCATTCTCGTTGCGACTGTCCGGGAAGGTAAAGCCGCAGCAGAGGAAATCTCTGCGGCGATTGGTCCAGTCATTGGTGTTGCTGAGGCTGCTGGTGTTGAGTTCGCAGAAGTTGGCGCAACGCTCGCCGCACTCACACGTGTCGGTATCAACGCAGCCGAAGCCACCACAGCACTCAAGTCCACCATCAGCGCCATCATCAGTCCTGCAGAAAAGCAGGAGCAGATGTTCAAAAAGGTTGGCCTGTCGTCAGAGCAGCTGCAAAAGTCGCTCCGGGATGACGGGCTGATCGAAACACTCCATCTGCTGAAGGAAGCTGCGAAAGGTGACCTGAGCGTTTTCACAACCATGATCCCGAATATCCGCGCACTGACGGGCGTGTTCTCGCTCGTCGGCGCGAACGCAGACATTGTGCGCGAGATTTTTGCTGCGCTTGCGAAGGAAACCGGTCAGAGTCTCAAGACAGCTTTCGAGGGAGTCACACAAGACACCATGTTCAAGTTTCAGCAGGCCTCAGCCTCGCTGAAAGCAGAACTGATCAAGCTCGGGGCAGAGGCACTTCCGTCAATCTCCAAGGGCATCGCAGCACTTACAAAGGCAATTCCATACATCGTCGGTGGGCTTGAGATTCTTCTCAAGACGACAATCGACATCATCAAGTACGGCACACCACTCGCAGCATTCTTCCTCGCGTGGACCAAAGGCGTGGTCGCAATCAAAGCGATGAACGCAGCGCTGATCGCACTCAACTCGCAGCACCTTCCAGCCACCATCGCACTGATGATATCAGGTACGCATGTTGGAAACCTGTTCGCAGCCTCGATGCACAAGACCGCACTCGGGATCAAAGCGACAGGCGCAGCATTGCTAACGCTGAAGGGAGCGATGGGTGTGCTGATTGCTGCGCTTGCGGGTTGGCAGATTGGTAGCTGGCTGTATGAGAACGTTCGCGGGGTGCGGTTGTTTGCTGCGGCTACTATCGCGGCATTTGATGAGATGTGGACGAAGTTACAGGGCACGACGCAACGCTTCATGTTGCGCTGGAAGATCGCATGGAATGAAGTGCTTGCGTGGCTGTTGGAGAAGTTCGCTGGGTTCTATGGGATGCTTGCGAACGTCGCAGACTACATCCCGGGGTTTGGGGATGTTGCCGCGAGTTGGCGCAGCAGTACGGACCTGATGCGGGAGCGTGCGAACGCACTCACAGGTTCCGTCGCCAGCCTACAAGCGCAGATCGAAGAAAGCAAGGTCACACAAGACGCAGCCACAGCCGCGATACAAGCTGCGACGGATGACTATTTCCGGTATGAGATGGGCATTCGTTCCGCGACAGCAGCACTAAAAGATCAGCAGGACCAAAACGAAAAGCCGAAGCCAAAGCCGAAGCCAACAGCACTAGCGCCAGATCCCGAAGCAGCAACAGCACTACAAGACACCTTCTCAGAGTTCCTGCCGGATGTTGCTGAAGCAGAACGTCTCGCACAGCAGCTGAAGCTGGTCGATTCTGCGATTGCGATGATCGATGAGAATATGCGCCGTGGATTTGGTGGAGATTTGCTAGGCCGCGCAAGAGAAGATTGGGAGGCTGTGCGCATCGAGATTCAAAAGGCACAGGCCGCACTCGATCCGCACAACAAGGCACTAGAAGAGCTGCGCGAGCAATACGATCAACTCATTGAAGCGAACATGACGCCACTCGAAGAGTTCAACCGCAAGCGCGAAGAGCTGTTGCAGTTGGAGCGTATGCTTATTTCTGCTTATCCGGAGCTGGCAGATCAAATCGAGGAATACATCCGCAGAGCAAACAAGGCAGCAGGACAAGAGTATGTGCGGCTGACCGAAAGCGAAACGCAGATGAGCGAAGGGATGAAACGTCTCAAGTTCCTCGCAGAAAATCTCGGCATGTCGTTTGCTTCTGCTTTCGAGGATGCGATTGTTGAGGCGAAGAGTTTCAGCGATGTGCTGAAGGGGCTTGAGCAGGACATCATCCGGATTCTGGTGCGGATGTTTATAACCCAGCCGCTCACAGAAGGCATTGGCAACATGTTCCCGGGACGTGCACGCGGCGGCAAGGTGCTGCCCGGGCAGGCTTACGTTGTCGGTGAGAAAGGTCCAGAGATTTTCATGGAAGATCGCATGGGCCGAATCTTCGACAACGAGACATCAGCAGAACTGCTCGCCCGGGAGGATCGGAAGATCACAGTGGAAAGCGAGCAAAAGGCATTTGAGCCGAAGATCGAAAACCACATCATGCTGCCGCCACAGAAGCAAAGCACAGAGCCAGTGACGGTAAACGTCCCAGAGACGCGCATCGAAATCATCAACATGGGTGGAGCAGACGCACCCCAGCCGCAGGTCCAAACGCAAAGGCAGCCAGACGGAAGCCAGCTCATCAAGGTGCTTGTGAACGCAATGACAAGCGACATAGCACAAGATGGGCCGATGTCCCGGGCACTGCGTGCTAAATACGGATTGCGGAACGTAATGGCGCAGAGGTAAAGTTATGGCAGTTGCATGGCCGGTTGGCTTACCAGCTTATTGGGCAGGAGGATTCACAGAGCAGGATGCAGAAAACCTGATCGTGTCTCAGATGGAGGTAGGCCCACCGAAACGTCGCCGCAGGAGCACTGCAGGCCTGCGGAGGCTGTCCGGGAGCCTCGATCTGACAGAGACCCAGTACGGTACTATGCGAAACTTTTTTGCAACGTCCTGCGCCCACGGCGCGCTGTCGTTCTCACATACAGACGCCCACGGCACGACCCGGACTTTCTGGTTTGATGGGCCGCCATCATATGACTACATCGGTTATGACTGGTGGCGGGCGACGATGAACCTGCTGGAGATGTACTGATGGCGCGGAACGTTTCGCTGGCGGCAATGCAAGCAGCACTCGCACAAGAAACGTCAAAAGTGTTCCTTGTGCTTATGGACGTTCACCACGACACATACGGCACGACAGCCCGTCTCGTCAACAACACAGAAGACATCACGAGTGGCGGAAACGTCTACACGGCATTTCCGTTCTACCCGAAGCTGCCTGATGATCTGGAAGATCGTGAGCCTGTGGCTGAGATCAGCGTTGCGAACGTCTCGCGGGAGCTGATTGATGAAATCCGGAACATTCAGGCAGGCCTAAAAGTCACACTCAAAGTTGTCCTATCAGACAGCCCCAACACCATCGAGTGGGGTCCGGTGGAAATGGATGTGAGGTCTATTTCCTACAACGCAGACGCCATCACATTCTCGCTCGGCATGCAAGCATTCTCGCGGGAGCCGTTCCCATATCCAGCATTCACGCCCAACAAGTTCCCGGGGCTATTCAAGCGATGAATCTGGAACGTTACATTGGCCTACCATTCAAAAAGCACGGGCGTGGCCCGGATGGATGGGACTGCTGGGGCTTGATCGAGCACATCTATGAGTGTGAGCTCGGGCTATACCTGCCGAATTACAAGTATGACGATGCAACTGCGCACAACGCAGTTTACTTCGCGCAGTCACAAGGCTGCTGGCGCGAGGTCGATGAGCCTGCTGCTTGGGATGTTGTTCTGTTAACTGCGATGCGCAATCCGCATGTTGGCTTGTGTATCGACAACCAGCGCATGCTACACGTCCCGGAAGAAAAGACATCCTGTGTGGAGTGGATCTATTCACCCAAGTGGAAGAGCAGAATTGAATCTTTCTACAGATACTATCCGAGTCATAGCACTCACTAACCCGCTCACGCGGGAGGTGCTAGAGGCGCAGGCCGAAGTCGGCATGAGCATCCGTGATATTGCGGGTGAGAATGCCAGTGACCAAGTGCTCGCATTCATTAATGGCGAGCCGATTGCCTATGACCAATGGGAGGTAACGTTCCCGGGCACTGATGATGTTGTGAACCTTATCAGCATGCCTGCTGGGTCTGGTAAGGATCTGCTCCGGACACTTGCGATTGTTGCTGTTGCTTGGTTCGCGTGGACGTATGCGCCGGCACTCGCTGGGTGGGCGCAGGGTGCGGGCGCAACTGGTTTCTTCGCATCCGAAGCATTCTGGATGGGTGCGACGTTTGCTGCTGGCTCGATGCTTGTTAACACGCTCATCCCGCCAGCAATCCCGAACATGTCAGGCCCGCAAGAGCAGAAGCGCGCATACGCAATCACTGGTTCGCGCAACAACGTCGCGCCATACAACCCAGTGCCAAATTGCTACGGCACCCACAAGCTCTATCCACCATTCGCAGCGTTACCATACACAGAGATCATCGGCAACGATCAATACTTCAATGCCCTGTATTGCCTTGGGCTCGGGCAGTACAGCGCTGCTGCTGCGGATGTAAAGGTCGGTGAGACGGCTTTGCTGGATCATGATGGTGTTGATGTTACGATCACATCTGATGTCCCGGTATTCCCGACCATCCTAGAAGATCAGCTCAACATCACACTCGCACAGCATCAAGACCCGCCATTGGAAGGTGAAAGTGCAACGCGCACATCTGCTGATGGTGCTTTGTCGCTCTCTGTTGACTTCAATCTGCCGGCAGGACTTCTGTTCACAACCAAGAAAGGTGACCGGTACATTTGTTTCATTTACTTCCGGGTTGAATACCGGAAGGTCGGAACGTCTACATGGCTGAACGTTCGCGATACTGATTGGGAAAGCACGACCGGCACATCTAACACCGTCATCGGTACAAACGTCATCGCGCCATTCTACACATTCAATGGGCTCGGTGCGCCTTCTACGCCAGCAGACGTTTTCCATGTTGCTGGCGCGTCGATTGATGCAAAGCGTGTTGGGCTGAAGTGGGATGTCGCAGAAGCTGCGCAGTATGAAGTCCGCATCACTCGCGTCAAGACGTTCAACAGCAACTCAGGCAGCTCTAATGCGGTGTATGAGGATGACGATGTCTGGCGCCAGTATCAGGCCATCTTTGTCTGGACTGCGTTGCGCGCATACAAGGACAGCAACGCAGTAAACGTCAGCAATGGTGAGATGACGTTCCTGAAGATGAGACTCCGGGCGAGCGACAAGCTGTCCGGGATCGTGGACACGCTCAACCTAATCACGACACGCAAGCTGCCGATATGGAATGGATCAGTTTGGTCTGCGCCCACTGCCACAACCAACCCCGCATGGGCGTGGTGTGATGTCCTGAAAGGATCTGCGAATGCTCGCCCAGTAACGGACGCACAGCTTGACCTTGCTGGGATATTGTCGTGGGCGAACGATTGCACAACTGCCGGTTACGCATACAACGAAGTCATCGACTATCAGACCAGCGTGTTTGACGCTGTGCGTCGTGTTGCGTCTGTTGGTCGCGCAGCGGTATCGAATCGCGACGGCAAGTGGACAGTCATTCAAGAATCAACGACGCAGCTTCCGGTACAGTATTTCACGCCGCGTAACTCATACGGGTTCAGCTCTTCCAAGCAGTTCATCGAAGTACCGCACGCACTGAAGGTCCGTTTTATTTCTGAAGATGCGGACTATCAGGAAGATGAGATCATTGTCTATGACGATGGCTATAGCGTTGCGAATGCCTCGCGGTTTGAGGTGCTTGAGTTCAAGGGCATCACAGATCCTGATATTGCTTGGAAGTTTGGCCGGTATCATCTTGCTGCGTTGCGGTTACGTCCGGAGGTTTACACATTCAGCGCAGACGTTGAACAGATCGTCTGCCAGCGCGGAGATCACATTCGCATTGCGCACGATGTGCCGATGTGGGGAACGGGACAAGCCCGGATCAAAAGTGTAACCAGCAACACAATCGTTCTGGACGAAAAGATTGCGTGCTCAACCACGATCTACCGCATGCGCATTCGCAAGAGCGACGGCACTGGCGTACTAATCAACGTCAGCACCACCATCGCAGAAGAGCAGGACACCTTCACCCGCACATCGACTGTGGAAGGAACATACACAGGGGTGGCGGCTGGCGATTTGGTCATGCTTGGCGCTGTTGGCGCGGAGTCCGTTTCACTGCTGGTGCTCGGTGTTCAGCCCAACGCTGATCTTGGCGCTGAGATTATCGCAGTCGATTCTGCCCCAGCAATCCTAACCGCAGACACAGGCACCATCCCGACATACGATCCCGGGATAACCATGCCTGCTGATCCGCGACTGTTTGTGCCGCCAAAGCCATACAATGTGCGAGCGTTCAGCGGCGACAACCTGTTGACGATCCTACCGGACGGCAGCAGCGTGCCGCGTATGCTGGTGGCGTGGGACTATCCCAGCAATGCTGACGCTATCTATCCCGGGGCGACAGTCACCTTGCGGTATCGTCGCGGTCTGTATGATGGCGTGTCGATTATTTATGTTGGCGAGCTGATAACGGTTTCCGGGATTCCTGCGAGTGCTGGCGGGTACACGATCACCGACATCGAGGTCGGATCATATTATGAGATCGTGCTGACTGCGTATAGTCGAACAGGCGTTAGCAGCGGCGACACCGCGCCAATCTACCACACCGTGCTCGGGATTACAGAGCCAGTCGTCAACTGCGTCGTGCCTGCGCTCACCGCAGGTTACGGATATGTCGCTGTGCGTTGTGAATTCACGCAGGCGTGGGAAGATCTGACTGGCGGCATCGCAAACGCTGGTGCGATTGAATTCGGCTGGAGTACCACGAACGATACCGCGACGATCACAGACACGGTTCGTGTTCAGTGCCCAACTGATCTTACTGGCCACACCGTTTATGACACCATCATTTTTGATGATACCACGACGCGGTATTTCTGGGCACGCATCATCAATGTGAATGGCTCTGGCGGGGCGTGGTCTGCGTCTACTTCCGGAGCAGCACTGGCGTCCGTCGCACAGTTCCTGCGACTCGCAACTACAGGGCAGATCTTTTCCTACAGCTCTGATGGTTCGCTGATTGGCCCGGGCGTCATCGAATTCAATGTCCAGTCAAACTTGTTGAGCGGCGACGTTACGTGGACGGTGTGGGATGCTCTCGGAAATCCAATTACCCCACTCACAATCGGCAGCTCACCCTACCTGACCGCGAGTATTACCGGGGTCAACTTCACAGCAATCACAAACAACGCATTCATCAAGGTCCGGGCGACACGCGAAGGATTCTATGATGAGATCATGATCACGAAAGTGTCGAGTGGTTCCGGCACAGATGGCGTTGATGGCGAGGATGCGCTGTATGCGTGGCTTACCAACGAAGTCCACGTTGTTGCTACTGCTGCTGATGGAACTGGTGCGGACGTTACATCTGCTGTCGGTTTCTTTGAAATCTACAAAGGCCTGACGGACGTTTCCGAAGGCACTGCATTTACGGTGGATGGGGGAGTGAACAGCGGCGACTGGCATCAGGTTACGCAGAACGGTTTGCGGCTGCGCATTAACCGTCTCACAACCGGGATCAAAGGCAAGTATGAACTTTATATTGATTCAGCTTGGACTAGCACACAAGAGACGTTCACGCTCAACGGATCGTACAACGGAGTCACAGTCACCAAAAAGTTCGTCATCGCAAAGTCGCTCGCCGGAACGTCCGGCATCGACGGGGAAGATGCCATTGTCTGGTATATCAAACCGACAGACGGAACAGCAATCAAGAACAGTTCCGGCACGCTCACCGTCGAAGCGCACAAGATCGAGGGAGGTGTAGACAATCACCTGTCCGCAGGCAGCGTCCAGTTGTATGTCGGATCGTCTTTGGTTACGGTTGCGAACGGTTATGCCACTGGCTCGGATGGGTACACTGGCGTATTCGACGCAGGCGACATCAGCGACTCTGTTGTTGTTGAGTTGAAAGACGGGTCAACGGGTGACCCACTCGACACCATCACACTCGTTGACATTACTGACGGGACGGACGGCAGTGATGCGGTCATCGCATGGATCGAGCCCAGTGCGCCAATCACGTGGGTGCGCGCAGTCGATCAGACCACATGGGCACCGACAGGCACCAGCGTCGATCTGGACGCATACTTCTACAAGGGCAGCACGCTGCTTGCGCGCATTGCCCGCAGGGTGACCCGGGACGCGAACGGCATCCTCAGCATCAGCACCACGACGCACAAGGATGGCGATTACAATATTGGCAATGTTGGCGTTACGCTTTCCGGGACGAGTAGCCGCAGCGCATCCGTAAAATTTACCCACACCGTTGAGCTGGTGTCTGTTAGTGAGACGGTTAGTGCTGCATTGTCGGGTGCTTCGGGCGATGACGGCAACAACGCCAACTTGTACTATATCAAGCCCACAGACGGCACCGCAATCAAGAACAGCACAGGCACGCTGACGATTGAAGCGCGCCATGTTGATGGAACTTCTGACAGCCTGTTGTCTTCCGGGACGATCCAGCTGTATGTTGGCACTACGCTCGTCACCGCAGCGAATGGCTTTGTTACTGGATCGAATGGCTACACCGGCATCTTCGACGCAGGCGACATCAGTGATTCTGTCGTCGTTGAGTTGAAAGACGGGCCAACAGGCACAGTCTATGACACGATCACGCTCGTGGACATTACTGACGGGGAGCCAGGGGATCACGCAATTGTACTTTGGATCGAGCCCAGCGCACCACTCGCATGGACGCGAGCAATTGACCAAAGCACATGGGACCCGACCAGTACAACGGTGGACTTGGATTGCTACGTCTACCAAGGCGCAATCGTTCTAGCACGTATCGCCCGGAGAGTAACCCGGGATGCGAGTGGCATCCTTACCGTCAGCACCGTTGCGCACAAGGATGGTGACTACAACACCGGGGCAGTAACCGTTTCAACTTCCGGTACAGGACGGGTTGCGACGGTTAATTTTGAGCACACTTCCTCCGGGGTTGCTGCGAGCGAAACAGTTATCACGTCGCTGTCCGGATCTGATGGGACTGATGGTGATGATGGCGTCTCACCAACGCTTTATTTCATCAAGCCAACAACCGGGACCGCAATCAAGAACAGCACAGGCACGCTGACTGTTGAAGCGTGGAAGGTTGAGAACGGAGTAGCAAGCAAGCTCAACTCCGGGACAATCCAGCTCTACAACCCGTCGAATACTGCGCTTGGTTTTGACGAGACGTTCAACGCAGCCAGCATCAACAGTAGCATCGTCATTACGTTGAAGGATGGGACGGGTGGCACACCACTCGACACCATCACGCTTGTGGACATTACTGATGGCGAGCCGGGAGAGGATGGGACAGACGGTTCAGACGCAGTTGTCGGCTGGATCGAGCCTAGTGGCCCATTGGCTTGGGTACGTGCGGTTGACCAGACAACGTGGGACCCGACCAGCACCACTGTTGATCTGGACTGCTACTTTTATCAGGGCACAACTTTGCTGGCGCGTATTGCGCGACGGATAACGCGAGCGGCAGACGGCACACTCAGCGTCAGCACAACGACGCACAAGGACGGGGATAGCAACACCGGCGCAGTAACAGTCTCAACTTCCGGGACAGGGAAAGTCGTCACAGTACGATTCGAGCACACAGCATCCGGGATCAGCGTTTCAGAGACTGTGCTGGCTTCCTTGTCTGGCGCGACTGGTGCGGACGGGGATGACGGAATATCGCCCACGCTTTATTACATCAAGGCGACAAACGGCACAGCAATCAAGAACAGCACCGGGACGCTGACTGTTGAGGCTTGGCGCGTTGCGAATGGCGTTGCGGCGAAACTTACTTCAGGCACAATCCAGCTTTACAATCCCAGCAACACCGCACTCGGGTATGACGAGACGTTTACCGCAGCCGGAATCAACGGCAGCATCGTCATAACGCTGAAGGATGGAACGGCTGGCGCACCACTCGACACGATCACGCTCGCAGACATTACTGATGGCGATGATGGCGGGACTGGCCCTGCTGGCGTTGTCGGCTGGATCGAGCCTAGTGCGCCGTTGGCTTGGGTCCGTGCGGTTGATCAAGTTACATGGGACCCCACCGGGACCAGTGTCGATCTGGACACATACTTTTATCAGGGTGGTACGCTGCTTGCTCGTGTCGCAAGACGAGTGACCCGGGACGCAGCAGGCAACCTATCCGTTAGCACGACCACCCATAAGGATGGCGATTATGAAACGGCCAGCGTAACAGTCTCAACAACCGGGACTGGTAAGACGCGCACCGTAATATTCACGCACACTGCTTCCGGGGTGAAGGTTGCTGAGACGGTTCTGTGCTCGCTGTCGGGTGATGATGGCGCAGATGGCGATGACGGTATTTCCCCGACACTTTACTACATCAAGCCCACCACAGGCACCGCGATCAAGAACAGCTCCGGGACGCTGACTGTTGAGGCTTGGAAGGTTGAGAATGGTGCCGCATCGAAGCTGACCAGTGGAACGATTCAGCTTTACAACCCAAGCAACACAGCACTCGGGTATGAAGAGACGCTATCAGCCGCTCAGATAAACAGCAGCATCGTCATTACGTTGAAGGACGGGACGGGTGGAACGCCACTCGACACCATCACGCTTGTTGATGTGACTGATGGGTTGGACGGGGATGAGGGTGCGGATGGTCGCAACGCAACAGTCGGGTATGTTGAGGCTGATTATGGCGGCGCTGTTGGCACACTCGCTTGGGTGAAGGCACCTGATGGCGGATCGTGGACACCTTCCGATACTTACACAGACCTGAACGCAACGTTTGTTCGCGCTGGCACAGAAGTCGCTCGCATTGCGCGCCGGTTGACGTTGAATACCGGAACGGGCGCACTGACAGTGACCACCGTTACGCACAAATCCGGTACGGATCTGAACACCTCACACGTAACCGTAACAGTCAAGGGCGCAGGCACACAAGCAGTCAGCATACTCTTCGATTATGACAATGGCTCGGGTGATCTTGCTACTGTTACCGAAGCAGTTAGCACGACAATTGGTGGGTCTGCTGGCAGTGATGGTGAGGACGGTACTGACGCGTCACCGCTGAACCTAACCCCGCCAATCACGCTGACGTATCCACTAGCCACTAGCATGGGCGGCTGGTATACGATTTATGGAAGCACAGCAAACGCAGAAGCCCGTCGCGACATCATCGGCCCCAACGGTGGCTATCCGCTAGTTGTCCGTACATTCTCGGTCAGCACCACACTGACGTGGGTGTACGGATTGGCGCACCAGTTTGCTGTTAACCCGAATCGTGGCTACATTACGTTTGCATGGGTTGCGCGCAAGACCGCCAACACTCGCTCTGTCTACTTCGGTTACACAGCACAGACCGGCTACATCATGAGCCTTGCCGGGGCGCAGACCAACAACCCGTATTTCATCAGTGATGCTTGGTCTGAGATGACTGTCGGCAAGTGGTATCTCGCAGTGGGCGTGATCCATCCGATGGGAACGACAACGGACTCCGGGATTGCTGGCTTGTACGATCCGGATACCGGGGCGAAGGTGCGCGCTGGCAGCGAGTGGCGGCACGACAATGCCGCGCCAACAACGCAGTACATTCGGCTAGGCTACCACACAACAGGCGCAGGCCAGACGACAGCAGACGGCATCAGCATCATGCCTGTTGGAACATTCTTGATGGATGGGAATGAGCCGACGACACGAGATGTGCTGGGCGTTGTGAGTGTTGAGGACTTCGCGAACGGGCTCATGCCAATTCAGGTAGTCACATCTCAGCCCACAACATCATACTTGGGATCTGATGTTCTTCTGTATACCGGCGACGGCAAGTTGTATCGTTGGCAAGGCACATGGTATAGCAAACAGAATGATCCATCCGACATAGTGACCGGGACACTCTCGGCAGGCATCACTGCGACCAACTACCTGATGCTCGGAACGAACGGCAAGCTGTACACCGCTGGAAAGACTTCGGCCTATGATATAGATGCTGGCATCTTCATGGGGTATGACGGTGCAGGCGCACATGACTTCTGCGTCGGCAACCAAACAAAGTACATTCGTTGGGATGGGTCGGCTGGTGCGCTATCTATCGGTGGCGACATCATCGCAACAGGAAACATTCAGGCAGGCGGTGTAACTGACCTTGACGAAATAACAAGTACAGCCAACGTCAGCGTCAGCACTAGCTCATACGCCTATCTAAACTACACCTCATTGCTCGTGTACGGTGACTTCATAATTCTCACCTTGACGCTTCCGGTTCCAGCATCTCAAGGGGCATCTTGTTATCTGGACATCTATGGAGTTGCGGGATGGCAAGGGGTAGGTGGCGGATCAATAGCACTCGCTCACCACTTCGTCGGGCTACAAGCATCTGCCACCACAGCAACTGTGACATGGGCGATACCGACCAGTGCTTATGCTCAGACCAGCGGATGGAAGTTTACAATCTACGTCAAGGCCACTGGATATGCTGTGACTATTGTTGGTGATAGGATTCTCACAGGGATAGGATTCAAGCGATGATGAAAATTACATACGTGGTTGCGACGGGCGAGATCACTGGCTTTGGTCTCAGGGGCAACATCACGCCTGCTGATGGCGAAGAGTTGCTGGAAGTAACTGAGAAGCTGAACTGGCGCGAGTATCAGGTGGTGGATGGCGAGCTGGTTGTGCGTGATACGCCACTCCCGGATCCACTCGAACAGATACGGGCTGATGAGGCCGCGTACTATCAAAACAAACTCAGCATCAAGGAAGCAATCGAGTCAGACCCAATCATGCAGACGTTACTGAACAAGACGCCAGCACAGGTGTTCGCGGCGGTGGACGCACAGGTGACTGATCTGGCTTCTGCGAAAGAGCTGCTCAAGCGTTTGGCTGCGGTCTGTGCTTTCTTACTGCAATTGAAGGGGATCGTGAGATGATGGATATTCGGATTCGGTACAAGCACTGGATCTTTCGCCTGCCGTTTCTTGGAGCTTATGCAGGCATGGTCATCTACCCGTTCATGCTTTTTAAGCGTGATCAAAAGGACATTGATGACCGATTGTTCCGGCACGAGCTAGAGCACATTTACCAAGTCCAGAAATACGGGTGGATTAAATTCTACGTCACATACATCTGGTATAACATACGTTACGGGTACAGAGAAAATCCATATGAGGTCGTGGCGCGGGAAGCTGCCGACGCACCACTGACTGAAGATGAGAGGTGGCTAAAAGATGGCAAACGGAGATGATGACGGCAAGGGATTCATTCGTTTGCCAGCTGCGGTATTCGCAGTCATGATG